TCAGGCCTCCATGTGTTTGCCGAGGAAGCCGGCAATGGTCTGGAGCAGCTTGTAGTCGGTCTCGCTGCTGGTCATATCGCTGTCGGTTCCGGCAAAGAGCACGCAGCCCAGCACATCCCCCTCGGAGAGGACGGGGGCGGCGGTGGCGATGAAATACTTCTGACCGTCCTCGCAGAGCGCGATAGGGGTGTCGCCCTCCTTGAACTGATAGATCTGGCGGCCCTCCATAATCTGCTCCAGCTCGCCGGAGACCCGCTTGTCTGCCAGCTCGCGGCGGGCGGTGCCGGCCACGGCGATGCAGGCGTCACGGTCGGTGATGACTGCAATCTGCCCGGTGGTCTTGTTCAGCGTTTCGCACATCTGGCCCGCGAAGTCGGACAGGCCGCCCATCAGGGAATACTTTTTGAAGATGACGCCGCCCTCTTTGTCTGTATAGATTTCAAGGGGGTCACCCTCCCGGATACGCATGGTCCGGCGAATCTCCTTGGGGATGACGACCCGTCCCAGATCGTCCCTTTATGTCAAGTAGGTGCAAAAAAATTTTACAAACTATCCGAAAAGCCTTTAATATCAATGACTCTGGGCTTTCCGGACGGCGCTACGATGCACCTACGAGGTTTCGATAGATTATGTTATTTTAGGAGCAAATTCGACAGATTTGCCCCGAAATGAAACACCGGAGTCAATTCGCAACTCCGATGTTTTCATCGGTGTCGATTTTTGATTCGTTGAACTTCCAGACAATCTCGATTGTCTCAGTGTCATAAACAAGTACACGTTCAACTGCATCATACAGATGCTCTCTAAGTTTGTCATCAGACAAGCCGGTCATCCGGCTTGCTGCTTCATGCCGTTCTTCTGCATCGAGACTTTGCTGATGGAAGACCTCAAGCTGGGTTTCACAGGATTCAAGCTGCTCTTTCAGGGCGGCTTGTTTTTGTGCAAGGGCGTCTTTGCCGGACAGATACTCTTCCGGAGTCAGCTTCCCTTCACGGTAGTTTTCATAAATCGTAAACTTCTCACGATCACAGGCATCATACTGAGCTTTCAGCAGGACGAGCTGTCTTTCCAGACTTTCACCTTTGCTTTTCGCTGCCTTTCTGACGGCTGCGGATTCAACACTGACGATCTCGATCTGTCTTTTCAGTGCTTCAAAGACGATTTCTTCAAGTGCGCTTTTCCGCCAGCGGACGTTTTCACACGGGCTTCCATCGTGATACCGATGGGATGGACAGGCAAATACGGTTCCATTGGCTTTCTCAAGTTTTCCGCCGCAATGGGCGCAGAAGTAAACTCGGTCTGACTGGTCATGGGAGCTTCGGACAAACTTTCTACGCCTCTGGATTGCCTCTTGTGCCTGTTCGTATTCATCCTTTGTCACAATCGCCTCATGCGCATTTTCGCGGATATACCATTCTTCTTTGGGAACGCGCCGCTGGTTTTTGTCACGGATGAATCTGCTTTCGCGGATATGGTTGACCATTGTTCCAGTGTACTTCACGCTCTCTATCATAGTCAGAATACCGCGATGTGTCCACTGGGGCTTCTTGGAAGACGCCTTTCTGGACACGGCTTTATGCTGGGCGGGTGTTGGAATGCCCTCCGTATTCAGTTCCTTTGCAATCTGTGTGCAAGACTTGCCACCAATCACTTCCATGAAAATACGGTGGACTATCGGAGCGGTTTCCACGTCGATGATAAGGTGATGCTTGTCAGCAGGATCGGCTTTATACCCGTATGGGACTGTGTTCACAAACTTTGCCTTCTCCTGTTTCATTCCCATTGCAGACTTGACCTTCTTGGACAGGTCTTTGCTGTAATAGTCGTAGATGAGGTTTTTGAAGGCAATATCCATACCGATAGTCTTGCCTTCATGTTTCGCGCTGTCATAGTGGTCATTGATAGACTTGAAGCGGATGCCGAGAAACGGGAAGATATGCTCCAAATAGTCACCAACTTCAAGATAGTCTCGCCCAAAACGGGAAAGGTCTTTCACTACAATGCAGCTAATTTCCCCATGCTTCGCATACTCTATCATCTTTGCAAAGTCAGGGCGATCAAAGTTTGTACCGGAGAAGCCATCATCACAGAACTCTATACGAGGCAGATCGCAGAGAAGCGGATTCTGATCCAGATGACGATTGATGAGCATACGCTGTGATGCGATGCTGTTGCTCTCGTCCTTGATTTTGTTTGTGCGCTTGTCAACGTCTTCAAGCGACAAGCGCAGATAAATTGCGATTTGCTGCTTCATCAAGCAACCTCCTTCCTGATTTTCTCGCAAGTCTTCGTAAGTGCTGCAAACTCGTCCATATAGCTGAGTTTGATTTCCAATGTGCCGTCCTCATGAATTTTCATGGTCTCGATGAAAGCGTCTGCCATTTCTTCGGAGATTTCCGTCGCGTCGTGGAAACGGCGGATCATCTGTTTCCACTTCATTTCGCCGGTAATCTGTTCCTCTGTCTGATTCTTTGGCGCTTCCAGCTCAGATAGGTTTCTCTCAATCGCCCGGATGTCCTCCATGACGATCTCTTTATGATGGCTGTATTCGGCATCAGAGAGCAATCCTTCCTTGAGATCAACATACATACCGCTAAGGAGGGACTGCTTTTGCGCAAGTTTTTGACGCAGTGTCCGTATCTCCTGAACGGTATTGTCTTGCTTAATCATGACTTTTTTCATTGCCAGCAGAGAATGAAGCGTCTTCTCCATATCGAGGAATACTTCCATCTGAGATTTGATGAAGGAAAAAACTGCATCGTCAAGATCCTGCTTCCGTATTTTCACGTCGGAACAACCTCTTGTTCCATGCTCGGCGTAGGTCGGGCATTTGAAGGTGAAATACACCTTGTCCTTCTTCGTGCTGATGGAACGCTGCAATTTCATAATTGCTCCGCACTCGGCACATACAAACTTCTTCCCATAGATATTTTTCGCTTTGGGTAGATGATCGTACTTGCCTGAATTGGCTCTCGTGCGTTCTACGGCTGCACGGTTGATCTCCTGCACCTTTTCAAACAGTTCTTCACTGAGAAGTGGTTCATGGGTGTTTTTTGCGATGATCCATTCGTCTTCGGACGTGATGTGATAAGGGATGCCTCCATAGAGACACTGACTGCCTTTCTTCTGAGCTAAATGCCCGATATAGACGATGTTTTGAAGGATTTCGGTTATCATGTGCTTGTTCCACAGAATGACCCGATCCTTCTTATTGAAGTTCGTTTCCACCCCACGCTCCCGTTTGAGCTGACTGGGGGAAAGAATACCGGCGTCGTTGAGCTTTTTGTTGATGCCCATGTAGCTGACACCTTCGGCTCTCCATTGAAATATCTGGACAACAATCGGCGCAGTCTCAGGGTCGATCAGAAGATGGTTCTTGTTCTCAGGGTCTTTACGATAACCATACGGTGCATAGTTTCCGATATAATCCCCGCGCTCCATCTTCGCTTGAAGGGCTGTTGTGACCTTGCGCGAGATGTCCTTCGCATAAAAATCATTGACGATGTTCGACAGGGAGGCGGATAAATGCCCCTCGCTTGTTACCGTCGCAGTATCAAAGGAGTCATTGACGGAGATAAAGCGCAGATCGAAGAACGGGCAGACCTTTTCAATGAACTGAGATGTTTCGATATAGTTTCTGCCGAGACGGGATAAGTCCTTCACCACGATGCAATCTACAATGCCCATCTTGACGGCTTCCATCATCCGGTTAAACTCTGGACGGAGAAAATCGGTTCCGGTATAGCCGTTGTCAACGAACAGCGCCGTCTTCTCAAGATACGAACGTGACGCAATATAGTCTTCAAGGAGCGTGGTCTGGTTCTCAATTGAGTCCGAACCTTTTCCGTTATCCTCGACGGAGAGGCGGACATATAGAGCGGTTTTCCAGCGGCGGATAGGAGTATCAACTGCTGGGGTAGGGAGATTTTGCTTTTTCCGCGATACTCGTGCCATTAGACCACCTTCCTTTCAAAGCGAATGACTTTATTCGCGTCCTCCTTTTCCTGACGTTCGCGCAGGAACTCGACGATAGATGCAAAGCGGTCACAGTGCATGAGACCGACATCAATGTCTTTGTTCTCTCGAATATGAATATAGTCGATTAGGTTGACCACGGTGCTTCGAGTGAGTTCCTTGATATTTGCGTATTTTCTGAATTGCTCAAGCCAGCTTTGTTGCTCTGCCAGCCCACCCATCACGCTGTTTCGCTCACTGGTGAGCCGCATAATGGTGTCGCTTGCCTCCTTGATCTGCTGGTCGAACTGAGCTGTGAAGGCTTTGTATTCCTCACGGCTGATAAAATCGCTCTTGAAGTCTTCATAAGCACCGGTTTTCAAGCGGCGGTTCTTATCAATGATTTCTTCTTGAAACGAAATTTTTGCTTTGATCTTCTCAATCTCACGGTTTTCCCAAGCCATATCATCAATCCGCTTCAACGCATCTGCCATGTTCATAGCGGCATCAATATGTCCCTGAACAACAGCGAGAACGGCGTCATATACAACAGATTCTTTGATGCTGTGAGCCGAGCAGGAGGTCTTGTCGCTCTTGTTGCCACCGCAGATGAAATAGGCATATTCCTTTTCTCCGCAGCGTGATACTCTGCGTACCATCGGGCTTCCGCAGTCAGCACAATAAATCTTCCCGGAAAACGGATGGACGCCGGTTGCACCGGACGGGCTTCTTGTATCATCAAGCATGAGCTTCTGAACAAGATCGAATTGAGCATGAGCAATGATAGGCTCATGGGCATTTTCTGTCCGCGCCCACTCGCTTTGCGGCTTCACTATGGTCTTTTTGACCTTGTGGTTCGGAGAAGTGGTTTTGCCCTGTACCAGTGTTCCGGTATAAATCTCGTTCTTGAGAATGCGATATATCGCAACGGCACTCCACAGAGCGACCTTCTTCGTCTGGAAACAGGTGCGTTGCTTTGAGCCATTCGCCTTCTTGTACTCAATCGGAGAAGGGACATTGGCGTCATTAAGCCGGTCTGCGATCTGAGCCGGAGACAGCCCCTCTATCTTCCACTTGAAAATGTCCTGCACAACCGGCGCGGCAACCGGGTCAATCACCAACTGGTTCTTGTTGTCCGGTGATCTCAGATACCCGAAAACCACACGAGAGCCGACAAACTGTCCGTTCCGTCGCTTCGCATCAAGGTTTGATCTGACCTTGATGGAGATGTCACGGCAATAGGAATCGTTCATCAGGTTCTTGAACGGAAGGACAAGCTCGTTGTCTGCCGCTCCGGGCTGTGCGCTGTCATAGTTGTCGTTGATTGCAATAAAGCGAATACCGAGGCGGGGGAATATCTTCTGGATGTAGTCACCAGCCTCAATATACTCACGACCAAAACGCGAAAGGTCTTTCACCACGATGCAGTCAACCAAGCCAGCGCGGACAGCCTCCATCATTCTGTTGAAGTCAGGACGCTCAAAGTTTGCGCCGGTAAAGCCGTCATCGCAGTATTCTTTTACTACGGTAATTTCCGGGTGCTTCTTGAGGTATTCCTTGATGAGCATTCTCTGGTTTGAAATGCTGTCACTCTCAAGTTTTTCGCCGGAAATAGAAAAGTCGCCATCTTCCTTTGATAATCTCAGGTAGATGGCGGCTTTATAATCTTTATCCAAAGATAATTTCAGCATAAAACGCCACTCCTTACTTTATTCCGGTCTGATAACCCGAAAACTAAAGTAGCAGTGGTGTTTCGCTGATTTTGTCCATGCTTATTATAGCACAGTCCAAAGCAATTATCCAGCCTTTTCAGATTTGTTCACAAAAAAGATTCTTTTGGGGTTATCCGACGGCTTTCTCACATACTTGCAAGTAGATTTACGAAATTGTCATTGATCGTAGCCTGAGTATTTGCGTAGGAAACCCTAACTACCGTGTTGCCGACCTTAAACATATAGGGATTTTTGATCTGCTCCACATAGGATTTCATCCGATCTTCTACCGACATGGAACGGTCAATTTTGACGTCCCGAATATCCACCAAGGAGTCGAGAAGTTCTTTTCTGCTTCTCTCATTCTCCATAACATCACCGCCTTTTCACGAGTATTCTTACCCAATATTTACCTTCTTATGCGTAAGCCGCGAGAACACTTTATCAGCAAATTGATAGGCAGCAGTCATGAGGACCGCTGCCCATAGTATTCACTGATAAGTCCTTTCGGACGTTTTCACAGTGTTCTACTTCCGGCATATTTGCAGCTCGCGCCCCTGCCGAATTGGGAATGCTGCGGACTACCAATGGTCAATCGGTATCATGGGACTCTCACCCCTCCGAGGATCGCTCCGAGCCGCCACTTCAAAGAAAAGACGGAAGTATCATTATACCCGGCATCTGCATCGTCGCAAGCAGCCGCACCACACGGCTGTTATAGCTCTCCGGAGGTCGCTCGTTCCCTTTCGGGAGGTCTTGGCGTCGGAAGCTGTGTTGCTTCGCAAAAGCGGAAGGATCCGCAGCACTGAACTATTCAGTTTTCAAGGATCAGTGAAGCGGTCTGATTGACCCCTTCACTTTACAACGGACATTTTTTTAGAAAAAAACAGGGGTCGCATCAAAATTTCTTGAAAAATTTTTTTGCTTTCCGCTTGACGTACTTTGCGGTTTCCTGAACGCTTTGAGCGCGGATGCCATTTTCTTCTGCGTATTCCTTGTAGCTCTGCCCTTTCAAGAAGCACTCAATGAACACCCTCTGTTGATTCGCTGTGAGATACTTCAAGAAATCTGACACACCAGCGTTGAACGCGGTCTCCTTGGTAAAGTCACTTGGATCCATGAGCCATGCAGATGCCTCACGCTCTTCGCTGGGAATCGCATCAAGTGAGAGCAACGTCGGAGTAGAATCGGACGGTTCATCCGCATAGACATCATCTGTCCCGTAGCTACGACGAACTCGCTTTTCTTCAACACGAAGGATTTTCATGACCTCACGGTCAACCTCCGTTACTTCGCCGGTGATTTTCACGCGCACCATGCACTTTCCGTCCTCCGTGGTCCAGAGGTCGTAGTCGAACTCGACAGGGGTTTTAGGGATTCGTTTCATTGCTTGTCCTTTCCGCTGGCGCGGAGCAGCGGATGGACAAGCCTAAAAAAGAGCCGCATGACGGTGAGTTGTGATCCCATGCCGATAAAACAGAGTGCGAACACTCTGTTCATGCGGCATTAGGAAGACTCACCAGTCAGCGGCTCCACAGCACAGCTATCAAATATTTATTTGTTAAACTCCTTATCCTCTGTTGAGGTGGAGATATAACCTTCTCATACTGAGAACATTGAAGACGGTTTCTCTTCCGCAGAGCTTACACTTTGCCTGAACGTGACCTCTTGTGTCCTCAAAAACGATGATGGTATTGTGATGACAGTACGGGCATTCCATCGTTCGCCTCTTCTGGCTGGCGATGGCGATACGCGCCCGTCTGATCTTCATCTGCATTTCAGCAGACGGTTCAGTAACACGGATATTCTTTTTCATGCCCATACCTCCGTCGGATCATCGAACTCTGAATATGGGCGGTCTTCGAGATAACCAAGCTGGCGCAGACGGATGACGGCTGCGGACTGGGAAACACCAAGTTGAGCGCATATCGCTCTGAGCGACAGGCGATCCCGGTATGTAAAGTAGCCGCCATAGGACGTCAGCTTCTTCTCAGGGATGAAATACCACGCGGCAAGGTCAACTTCTTTCTGCGGCATCAGGATTGCCGCTCCGAGGACGTTTGCTTGCCATTCATTCCAGTCCTCATGTGTTTTGAGATCACGCAGCGAATAGGCTGTTCGTGCGGAATACTGCCGGTTGCAGCGTTGCTTGACTTCATCGGATTCCATCTGATAGAGAATCTGATGAGCGCATTCGTGGGCAAGCGTGAAGCGCCGCTTCCCGCAGAGCTTCTTTATCTGCCCTTGACGGATGAAGCTCTCATCGAGCAACACCTGATTACATCTGAGCGGAAGTGTTCGCCTGACACCCTTTTCCTCAACGATGTACTCTGTATCAGTATAGGCAGTCAAGCCGCAGATACTTCCATCAGAGGAAAGTCGGGCAAAAGACACTTGCAAGCCGAGATAGTCTCTTGCGAACTGATCAATCGGCGTGGCACGAGCCATACGGACTTCCTCGGACTCCGTGCCGAAGAAAAACTTGTTGAAGTCTTCCGTGACGGCTGCTGCAATTTCTTCGATTTGCTTCTGAGATAAGATCACCGGGCATTCTCCTTTGCTTCGACAAACCACTTGTCTCCTTCATGAAAAAGGAACGACTCCTTTCCTTTAATCATGACTGTGTAACGGATGCCGCCACCACCAACCTTCTTGGATGTGGCGCGGCATTTGTAAAGAATCTGGTCGATCTGAAAAATCAAACCGTCCTTCCAACGGATGAGCCGGGGCTGAATTGCACCTTCCTCATCGACATCGAGATTTACCGAAACATACGCTTTTCGACACTTCGAGCAGTTCATGAGCTACCTCCGTTCATAAAAAAGTTACCTGTTTTTCGACACGAAATTCCTCAACATTATTGACACACACATCGTTCGTGTGGTATCATAATTACGAACAGAGATTTCGTGTAAATATAGTATAGCACGAACATCATGTTCGCGTCAATAAGATAGACGAAAGTTTTGTTCGTGTTCACGGAAAATTTAAGAAAGAGGTGCCTTATGGGATTCAAAGACAGGCTTAAAGAGAAGAGAGTGGAGGCAAACCTGACGCAAGCCGCTCTCGCAGAAAAAGTCTCTGTTACTGCAAGGACAATTCAAAATTATGAGCTTGGCACTCGAAAACCGACAAAATACGACATTGTAAAAAAACTTGCCGAAGCTCTGAACACAACGCCGGAGTATCTTCTCGGCAACGGCGGAATGCTCGTTCTCGCAGCACAGGAACAAGGCGGAGCAAAAGCGGCGCGTGAAATAGACGAACTGGTGAGTGAAGTCACCGGTATGTTCGCGGGAGGTAAGCTCAGTGAGGATGCGCTTGACGGCGCGATGCAAGCACTCACCAGAGCCTATTGGATTGCAAAGGAAAAGAACAAGAAGTACACGCCAAAAAAATATCGGAAAGAGCAGCCGGAGGAATAAGTCCGGATTTTTGTACAGGGTGTTCTTTATAATTGATCATGATGATCCACGAATGGAGGTGGCGCGATGAATGCCGAACAGCTATCAAAAGTTGGCAGCGATCTTGTACGACGCTGCGGCACACGAGATCCTTTTCAGATAGCAAAAGAGCTGGGCATCATTGTTCTGGATGATTGCGAAAACTTCGGGCAACTCAAAGGAATGTATCGCGTTGTCAAGAAAAATCGCTTTATTTTCTTGAATCAGGATTTAAGTCCGCAAACGAAGCGTATTGTATGCGCTCATGAGATCGGTCACGACCGACTGCACCGCGCACTTGCAAAAGGTGATGGATTGCAGGAGTTTGTGCTTTACAAGATGAACTCTATCCCTGAGTACGAGGCGAACATTGTTGCGGCTGAGATATTACTTAATTCCGACGAGGTGCTTGAGTATATTTACGATTATGGGTACACTTCGGCGCAGATTGCACAGGCAATGCACACAGACATCAACTTGATTGCCTTGAAGATTGCGCATCTGGCAGAGACAGGGCATGACCTACGCCGGATAGATTACCGAAGTGATTTTTTGAAATAAAGAGGTGGCGTATGACAAGAAGCGAAGTTATGAAAGACTTCATGAAGAAGACCGTGGTTCCGGTCGCTGTTGCACTCCTGCTGTTTTCTGTTTTCAGCCGCATATTCGTTGAGAACGGAACGCCGGATTATTTCCTGATTTGGCTTGCTTGCGGAGTGCCGTTCGGCATCGGAAAGATGTTCACGCTTATCCCGATTGGCTTTGGTATTTCCGGGACAGTAGGTGTTGTCGCACTCAACCTTGTCCTCGGCGGTCTGATCGGCGGCGTAATTCTGATCTGGAAGCTGGCAGTTGCTATCTGGTATCTGCCGCTGAGTGTAGTTCGTTTTGTGAAGGCGTAAGGGAGGCTATGTGTATTATGGAGAAGAATGCAAGCAAAACTTCTGCTGTGACACCGAGCGAAGATACGCCCATGTTTGAGTTAGAATACATACAAAGAACGAAATCCGTACTTAATCGAATTGAGCATGAACTTGGACTCGACCGCACTACGGCATATCGGGTCGCTCTCTATGAGGTTATGGCAATGGACAAAGAAAGGCAGACACTTGACGCAATTACAGACTGTCTGGAAAAGCTGCTGCCTTCAAATTTCTGCAAAGACATCAGATAAACTGCTGTGATTGCAGGTCTTGAAAGGATATTCTCAGGATGGAATACAACGAATATAAAGAGGCTCTTCTCTGTGCGGCTGAAACCCTCAACGAACGCATGGGAACGGAGTTCAGCGAGGACAACCTTGTGCTGCGCTGCTTTCAGACGGAAAACCAGCAGGAAGTCTTTGAGCAGTTCTGCAAGCAGTATTTCCCGGATCGCCTGACAGATCAATATAAAGAGGACGGCTACTTTGACTTTCATGCTTCCGCCTTTGTTGGTGAAGGCGAGAACAGTGTGGACGGAATCCTTCTGCGCACAGATGTTGAAAGATCCCCCGCAACGCTCTATCACATCCTGTTGCATGAGCTGGCGCATATCTTCTGTACCCGCAATGAGCTTGGCGGAGATAACTTCTACAAACGCTACTGCATGGATGATACTCTGAGCAGTGAAGAAGACGGCGCGATCAACGCCGGATATGCGGTCTGGCGAGAACTGATTGCGGAACTGATTGCCTCTGAAAAGGATGACAACTGTGCTTTTCTCTCGCTTGAAGACAAGGAGGACATCCTGCGCTACTACATGAAAGAGCTTGAAGACGGTGATCGGAAATTGGCTGTCAGTATGCTTTTCTGCGAAGCACTGACAAGTCGTGAGGGTGAACCGGCTCCGACGTGGGGTGATACCAAAAAGAGGTTTGAAAAATACGCGCCCTTTGATGAGCCGTTGTTTATAGACTTGCTTGAGCTTGTAGTCCGGAAGCTAAAAAAGAACTTCGTGGAAATTGATCGAGACTTCATTCTTGAACTGGGTTCTCTCTACTTGTTCCTCGTCACGCAGTCGGATGTCAAGAAGCTGCAAAAGGTGCTTTCAGAAGAACACTAACCACGATACATAGAGAAAGGACGTGCATGATGAAGTACAAACTGTTCCGTTCCCCCGGTAATCTGGACAAGGCAGTCCGGAACCACGAACTGGTTGCCGTGGAAACCGGCAAGAGCATTGATGATGTGGCAAACGCGCTTATCCGTGCCGTTCGGGATGATCTTGCGGAAATGCCGGAGTATACGCACTGCGAAACCGCTGCGTATGCACCGGAACCAATTCAGGAGCATCGCCGCGTAAGACGTTATCAGTATGAGATGATGGGTGTTGTTTACCCGCAGTATGCGGAGAAGAACATCCTGATTGATTATGGCGTGATTGAAGAGGCGGAGTAATGTCAAAGAGATATGCCAGACAACTACATAGTGCAGATGGTTTGATTGCCGCCGTCGAGCAATACGGCTTTCTGCCCTTCTTTCGGAACGAGATTCACGGCTTCTCCATCGAGGAACTTTGCCCACCTGAGTTATGGTTTGCGGATGATGTAGATGGTCCGTGGGAATGGAAAGGACCGGCTGCGCGGAGCGGCAAATGTCTTTACGGCAAACTTTTCAACAAGAAGGCTGGATTTGTGAGTCGGGAGTGGATTCCGGACTTTGCGAACTTCCGGCGTGACGGCTATAACTTTGACGCCCGTTGGGATGACGGCTTGGCGTCCTACAAGGACAAGGAGCTTTATGAAGCCATAGCCGGTGAAGGCAGGATGCTTTCCAAACGGCTGAAAGAGGCTCTGAACTACCGCAAGGGCGGCAACACCGGTTTTGAGACGTGCATCACGCGGCTGCAAATGCAGAGCTATGTCTGCATCGCGGATTTCGTCTATATGCAGGACAGATACGGAAGACCTTATGGCTGGGGTGTCGCAGAGTATGCGACGCCGGAAGAACTTTTCGGGTACGACCTTATCACATCTGCCTATCAGCGAGACCCGCAGGAATCCAAAGAACGCATTCTAAAACATCTGCAATCACGTCTGCCTAACGCGACCGAAATGCAGCTTGAGAAAATCATAAAGGGGTAACGCAATGGACGATATTATCTTTGAGAAGGATTACCGGGAAACCGAGTCTGCCGAATACGATAAATGGTGCGATGAGGTGTTTGACCGCGCAGTTAATTGTGGTATGCTGAAAGCGTACTCCGAAGCAATGGACAAGATACCAAAGATCATTGTACCGGAGGACAAGAAGAACTACGAGTATCTTCTGGAACGCTGTGATGCGTTTGTCAAGCAACACCGCGGGTATATCAAGGGAATCGTGGACTATCATCGTTGGCACGCGGAAATCAATATGTTTCTCCCGTTTGCGGAGTTCGATGACTCAGAAGACCTTGCATTTTTGAAAGAAATTGCAGAAAAATCGCAAACCGTCTGCTTCTCCCCGGACGAAGAAGGTGGCATTCGCGTTCATATTTTTATCAACTACTTTGAAGAATTGATGTCAGCCGAACACAAGTCATACATCGAATACGATGCTATTATGCAGGACAAGAAACTATCTGAGTTACTTGGCATACCGGAGCTTTCTGACGAGGAAAAAGAACTCGCCCTGAAAATGAAGGGCATACTTGACCGCATTGATGAGGAAACAAGGATTGACCGTACCACGGCTTTTCGAGCCGTGCTTGATAAGATGACAAAAGAGCCGGAAGAAAACTGGTCGCTTCATTATATGGCAACATTGCTGGAAGCTCTGCTATACTTCATGCTGAATGAAGGAAATGAAAAGATTGATGAGGAAGAACACAATGAGTAATAAACTTGTAGCATATTTTTCTGCGTCCGGCGTGACCGCAAAGGTTGCCGAGACGCTGGCAGAGGCAATCGGCGCGGACATCTTTGAGATTGAGCCGAAGGTGCCTTATACGGAAGCTGATCTGAACTGGATGAACAAGAACGCCCGCAGCACGATTGAGATGAACGATCCTGCCTCCCGTCCTGAGATTGCCGCGAAGCGGGACAACATGGCGGACTACGACACAATTTTTGTGGGCTTCCCGATCTGGTGGTACGTTGCGCCGACGATTATCAATACGTTTCTTGAGAGTTATGATCTGACCGGCAAGACGATCATCCCGTTTGCAACCTCCGGCGGAAGCGGCATTGGCAAGACGAACGAACGCCTTGCGCCGAGCTGCAAAGGCGCAAAGCTGATGGACGGCAAGGTTTTCAAGGGCAGCGTCGGGCATCAGGAGTTTGCGGCGTGGGTTGAAGAACTTGGACTTTAAGGGGCAGACAAATCGGATTTATAGGGGGAAATTAGACACATGGCTGTCGGATTCAAAGTTGCGTTCTTTTGCTATCAAATAGGAAATGGAGATTTTCTACACTCCTTTTTCTCAACAGTTTCTTATAATTTAGAAAACGGGAAATGGGGTAGCAGATTCCCAACGCTTATGAATGAGCTATATCAAGGAACATTGGATAAAGATAACGTCGAAACAGCCATAGTGGAACTGAAAAAGATTCAGTTAGAACTCCAAGCGTTTAGTCCGGATAAGGTGGTTTGGGATATTGACGATTTGTCTAAGCAACCGCCTTGGGGCAAAAATATCAGCAATGATATTACCAACCTATCTAATTACTTTGTGACAAGCGATGGAGAAGACTTCATCACGATATTTTTCAACGCCTTGGAAAAAGCAAAAAAATTGCAAATGGATTTGACTATTGAGAGCGTATAAGGAGAGCGTAGATTCCAGTTTAACGAACAGGAGATGATGAACGCATGAAAATCCTACATGAACTTTCTTGGCTATGGGAAACGCTGGGCATTGCACTTGTGGCTGCGGCTGTCTGCATGGCTTGCGCTGCGCTGATTGGCAAGGCAGCAAAGAAGAACCTCGGCAAAAAGGCATTGGCAGTCATAGGGGCTGCGGCATTTGTGGGCGCGATTCTGGCGGTCATTCTGATTGCCCGGACGCCGATGCCGCTTTGATAGGACGGAGGATAGAATAATGCCGCTTCAAATCGTCAGAAATGACATCACGAAAATGAAGGTGGACGCCATCGTCAACGCTGCCAACGAGTCGCTGCTGGGTGGCGGCGGTGTGGACGGCTGCATTCATCGTGCCGCAGGATCGGAGCTGCTGGTGGAATGTGAAACGCTCCACGGCTGCAAAACCGGGAGCGCAAAAATCACGAAGGGCTATAAGCTGCCCTGCAAATATGTCATTCATGCTGTCGGTCCGCGCTGGTATGACGGGCGGCATGGTGAGCGCGAACTGCTGATCTCCTGCTATCGGACTTCGCTCATGCTGGCGAAAGAATACGGCTGCGAGTCTGTTGCGTTCCCGCTGATTTCCTCCGGCATTTTCGGCTATCCGAAGGATCAGGCTCTCAAAGCGGCGATTGACACCATTAGCGACTTTCTTCTTGAAAACGAAATGACGGTGTACATCGTCATCTTCGACCGCAAAGCCTATCAAATCAGCGGCAAGCTATTTGCCGACATTGCTTCATACATAGATGACCGCTATGTGGATGAGCATACCGATCCTCGTTCTGAGCGGCTGCGCAGAATGAGTGCCTTCCGGATGGACGAGCCGATGCCCTGCGAGTCATCCGTCTGCGATGAAGATGTAATCGAGCAGCTCATCCCTCCTGTCTCTGTGGCGGCTGCTCCTAAAAAGGCGGCAACTCTCGACGATGCACTGGAACAGATCGATGAGAGCTTTTCCGAGATGCTGCTGCGGAAGATTGACGAACGCGGCATGACGGACGCGCAGTGCTATAAGAAGGCGAATATTGACCGGAAGCTCTTCTCGAAGATCCGCTCGGACAAGTCTTATAAGCCTTCCAAGCCCACGGTCATTGCGTTTGCCATTGCCCTTGAGCTGCCGCTTGTTGAAATGAAGGATATGCTCATGAAGGCTGGCTTTGCGCTCTCCCACTCCAACAAGTTTGACATCATCGTGGAGTATTTCGTGGAGCATGGGAACTATAATGTCTTTGAGATCAACGAGGCTCTGTTTGCCTTCGACCAAAGTTTAATAGGAGCATAAGGTCTATGGATAAAGTGTTTCAGAAATTTTTGCGAAGTGGTATTGACCTTTCGCCCGTAGGGGTGGAGCGTCGTGAAGATAACAACCCATACTTTTGCACGCCAAAAGGTGCATCTATTTTTGGCTGGGCGGGTGTGGACGGCATCCACTTCTGCTTTGTTCGAGACTTTGGCGGTATGGTATTTTCCGTCAGTCCCATGAACTCGGCTCCGGATTTTGTTCATCCGCTGGCAAACGATTTTGAAGACTTTCTGAGGTTGCTCCTTGCTTGCAGTGATTCGGCAGCGCTGGAACAGGCGTGGATGTGGGATAAAGCCCAGTTTGAAGCCTTTTTGCAGGACAACCCTCCAACGCAGGATCAGCAAAGAACGCTATCAGAGCTTGCTGAGAAAATGAAATTGACGCCTATGGAACAGCCGTGGGTATACATCAAAAAGCTGCAAGCATCTTTTGATTATAGTAAGATCAAGTACACCGAGGACTATTATGATGTTGATATGAACCCAGAAGCAGAACCGACCATGCCTGAGTGGAAGGTCTACTTTGAGGGAAACTTCTGGGGACATTCGGGAAAAGACCATGCCGGAACGGAAATCCGGTTGAATAAGCAATTTGACTGGGCGAGGCATCATTGGGTTATTCCTGCGGCGTATTCTTGCAGCAAGGGACTCGTCATGGACTTTTGTATGCGTACCCCGGAAGAAGACATTCGCAAGTTCATAACTAAATGGGATTTACACCCCGAAAACGACTCCTGCGAATACTTCACGCAGGAGCAGCAAATGCAGATAGATTTAGACAATCCACTTTGCCTTGACTTTATTCCTCGTTTGGAATTGAACGGGAAAACAATGCTGACCTCCCACGGCTGTTCCGTGGTCTTTAATCCATGTTTGCCAGACGGGGTGATCAATGAAGCGGAAGCAAAGTGGGCATTGGAACACTATGATTTGGATACATCCTATGGATGGATGATTTTTCGGGCAGCTTTTCCGTGGACAAGCAAACGCCGTCCTGAAATAAAAGCCCTCTCCCTTACAATGGAGCAGCAGTCGTGTCGTGTCCCAGGACCACATTTCAAGGCACACGCTCCCGGTGATTCGTTTTCTTTCCTCCATCCGGTCAGTGGAAAAAAATACACATTGACTGTACAGGAATTAGAGCAGCAGACAATTTCCGAAAAGCGTTACGGTTCTGACCGCTGGTTTTATCCTACGCATTTTACTGCTATGAGCTATACACTTTCTCCTGAACCTGACAGCGATGTTACGATCTGTGATTGCGCTGAGGGGGACAAGCCTTTGGAAATTGCGCCATGCTCTGACCGCTATGCACCAGAGGCACGAAACGATATTGCTTGTATCGGCATTATCGGCGGAGCGGACGGTCCAATCGCAATCGTGTGTGGAGACAGCTCAAAAGAAAAACTTCACGCAGTTTGTTCCTCTCTACACTTTGAGCCGGTGGAGGGTGATATTGAATGGCGTATCGTATTCAACATTAAAAGCTCCAATGAAATGTCATTAGGGCTGATCTAAGAAGAAAGCGGAGGCAAAGAAGGTGAAACAACACACTTACATCGCAATCGACCTGAAATCCTTCTACGCCTCCGTGGAGTGCCGGGAGCGCGGCTTAGATCCTCTGGACACAAACCTTGTTGTTGCGGATGAAAGCCGTACCGATAAGACCATCTGCCTTGCCGTCACGCCCTCCCTCAAGAGCTACGGTATCTCCGGACGCGGGCGGCTGTTTGAAGTCAAGCAGCGTGTGAAGGAAGCAAATGCCGGACGGCAGCACGATGCGCCGGGACACAGGCTGGACGGTACATCACACTTCTTCTCGGAGCTGCAAGCAGACCCTTCTCTGGCGATTGACTTCATCATCGCGCCGCCTCGGATGGCGTACTACATGGAATACAGCACCCGCATCTATCAGGTTTATCTCAAGTATATTGCCCCGGAAGATATTGTGGTCTACTCCATCGACGAGGTGTTCATGGACGTGACGGACTACCTGAACACCTACAAACTCTCCGCCCATGATCTCGCCATGAAGATCATCCTCGATGTGCTTGAAACAACCGGCATCACAGCAACCGCAGGAATCGGCACGAATCTTTTCCTCTGCAAAGTGGCAATGGATATTGTGGCGAAGCACATCCCCGCCGACAAAAACGGCGTCCGCATTGCAGAGCTGGATGAGACGAAGTTCCGGCGTGAGCTTTGGTCTCATCAGCCCCTCACGGACTTCTGGCGCGTGGGTCGGGGCATTGCCAAGAAACTTGAGCAGAACGGGATGTTCACCATGGGCGATGTTGCCCTTTGTTCAGAGCGGAACGAGGACTTGCTTTATAAGCTGTTCGGCAAGAATGCGGAACTACTCATTGACCATGCGTGGGGCTGGGAGCCTACGACCATTAAAGCAATCAAGGCGTACCGCCCCAGCTCCAACAGCCTCAGCTCTGGTCAGGTTTTGCACTGCCCCTATGAGTCGCAAAAGGCGAAGCTGGTTGTGCGGGAAATGACGGACTTGCTTGTGCTGGACTTGGTGGACAAGGGGCTTGTCACTGATCAGATGGTTCTCACAGTAGGCTACGACATCGAGAACCTTACCAATCCGGCACGACGGGCAAAGTATCACGGTGCGGTGGAGAAAGACCCCTACGGGCGGGAGATTCCCAAACAGGCGCACGGGTCTATCAACCTCGACGGTCACACATCCTCTACCCGCAAAATAATGTGTGCCGTGTCAGAGCTGTTTGACCGGATCGTGGACAAGAATCTGCTTGTCCGCCGTATGTATGTTGTGGCAAATCATGTCCTGCCGGAAGCCGATGCGCCGAAGAAAAACGACGGTGCTGTCCAGCTCGACCTCTTTACCGACTATGCCGCCGAAGAGGAAAAACAGAAAGCTGAGAATGCCGCCTTGGAGCGTGAGCGGAAAATACAAGCCGCCACGCTTGCAATCAAAAAGAAGTATGGAAAGAACGCCATCCTCAAGGCAATGAATCTTGAAGAAGGTGCAACCGCGAAAGACCGCAATGCGCAGATTGGAGGGCATAAGGCGTGAACGGAAAATACGACAAGATCATGGGACTTCCTCATCACGTTTCCAAAACGCGACCACAAATGCCGATGTCAGATCGTGCAGCACAGTTTGCGCCCTTTGCCGCCCTCACCGGCTATGATTCTGCAATCAAGGAAACCGGACGTCTGACCGACGAAAGGATTGAGCTTGATGAGGGAGCCTTGACCGCTTTGAACATGAGGTATCAGCTTCTCATGGATGCCCTTGATGAAGAGCCGGAGGTTGAAATAACCTACTTCAAACCTGATGAGCGCAAAGCTGGCGGTGCGTATGTAACTGCAACCGGCGCAGTCATAAAGGTTGATGACTTTGAGCGCCTAATTACCATGCAGGACGGCACGAAGATTCCGATGGATGACATCCTAAGCATTGACGGAGAGCTGTTCTTATCCTTAGAATAATGTCGCTTGCCATGCGACCAAATGAAGTGAATACCGAAGTACAATATGACTGTAAGGTGAGACACCAAGCAGTCATTTTTTTATATATGGAGGTACAAAACATGAGAAAGAACATGACGGAGATCGTATTCATCCTTGATCGCAGCGGCTCTATGAGCGGACTGGAAACAGACACCATCGGAGGATTCAACTCCATGATTGAAAAGCAGAAAAAAGAGAATGGCGAGGCATTGATCTCTACCGTTCTCTTTGACAACGTGAGCGAGGTTATCCATGACCGTGTGCCGGTTCAGAAGGTGGAGCCGATGACCGACAGGGACTATTCCGTTCGCGGATGTACTGCCCTTCTGGATGCTATCGGCGGAGCAATTCATCACATTGGGAATGTCCACAAGTACGCAAGAAATGAGGATGTCCCTGAACATACGCTGTTCGTCATCACAACGGACGGCATGGAGAATGCAAGCCGCCGTTATGACAGCGAGACAGTTAAGAAAATGATCGAGCGGCAGAAGGAAAAGTACGGCTGGGAGTTTCTATTCCTCGGCGCAAATATTGACGCAGTTGAAACGGCAAAGCACTTCGGTATTGGAGCAGACCGAGCGGTCAATTATCACTCTGACCATAAGGGAACGCAGCTCAACTATGAGGTTCTGAGTGAAGCGGTTTCTGCTGTCCGTTGCAGCGTACCTCTGGGTACGAATTGGAAAAAGCGTATCGACGAGGACTACGAGTCAAGGAAATAAGAGATTTCTTCTCATAGACCCCTGTTTTTTTCTCAAAGAATGTCCGTTGTAAAGTGAAGGGGTATTTTACGAGGAGTCTCTACGAGGGAATACGATTTTAGAGAATAGCAAGCACAGCCGGTGTATATACACACGGCGATTTCTGATTAAGGAAACCCTCCCCTTAATCGAAGAAATGCTTGTTGGGAAATCTCCCAAACCCTCTTCCTTTACGAAAGGACGGAACGCCTATGGCAAACAGAACGCGACCAAATCAGATACTCTTCTTCGTCTCCGACGATGAGAAAAAAATCATCAAGGCAAAGATGGCGCAGCTCGGAACAAAGAACATGGGAGCATATCTCCGGAAGATGGCGATTGACGGCTATATCATCAAGGTGGACTATACGCAGCAGAAGAAACTCGCCGCCGCTGTCAGCCGTGTTGCCTCAAATATCAATCAGATTTGCCGCCGTATCAACTCCACCGGACACTTCTATGCGGATGATGTTGCAGAGCTGAAAGAAAGGCAGGGTGAGATATGGCAGTTACTAAAATCAAGCCAATCCGAGGAACTGTAAACAAAGCTCTCGCCTATATTCTCGACCCGCAGAAGACTGACGATGCCTTCTATGTTTCGTCCTATGGGTGTGCCGCAAGCGACGCGGCAGCGAAAGAATTTGAGTGGACGAGAAACCTTGCAATACAGCAAGGAATGCAGATGCCGAAGGTGCTTGCGCGTCATCTGATCCAGTCCTTTGACATCGGTGAAGTGACGCCGGAAGAAGCTCATGAGGTCGGGAAACAGCTTGCGGACGAATGGCTCAAGGGCAAGTACGAATATGTGATTGCTACCCACATCGACAAGGGACATTGCCATAATCACATTATCTTCAATGCCGTGAACTATGTGGACTTTCATGCCTACCGGAGCAACAAGAGAACCTATCGTGAGCTGCGCCAACTCAGTGATGAGATATGCAAGGAACATGGGCTGTCTGTGATCCCTCCGTCGCAGAACAAGGGCATGGACTACAAGGAATATACCGAAGCCAAACGCGGCACGAGCTGGAAGCAAAAGCTCAAGCAGACCATCGACCGGCTTGTCATCACAGCAAAGGACTACGATGACTTTCTGCGGCTCATGCAGGAAGCCGGTTATGAAATCAAACCCGGCAAATACATCTCCTTTCGTGCTGAAGGTCAGGAGCGGTTTACCCGGTCTAAAACCATCGGAGAGAACTACACCGAGGAACGCATCAAGGAGCGGATTGCCGGACGGACGCCCCGAAGAAGTCAGAGACAGACCGTACCGAAAGGTATCTCTCTCATCGGAGATATTCAGGAACGGATCAGACTTATCGACAGCAAGGGCTATGAGTATAAAGCCAAGCTCACAATCCTCAAGGAAGCGGCGCGGACGCTCAACTATCTCACGGAAAACAACTTGCTCCAATACGCTGATCTTGAGAAGAAGGTCGAGGACGTTCACGGCTCTTATGACCGTACCGGCAAGGAGCTGAAAGGCATTGAAGCGCGGCTGCGGGAAGTCCAGCCGCTTATCAAAAACATCTCCAACTACCAGCGCCTAAAACCCGTATATGACGCCTTCCAGAAGACGAAAGACAAGCCGAGTTTCAAGGCAAAGCACGAAGCCGAGCTTGTGATCTTTGAGGCGGCGCGGAGTACACTGCTTGCCATGCAAGGCGATGAAAAACTGCCGAGCTTAAAGACGTTGCAAGCAGAACAGCAGAGACTTCTTGAAGAACAGCAGCGGCTCTACGATGAACGCGCAAAGCTCAAAAAGGAAGCAAGGATGATCGACACATTGAAGGCAAACGTGGATGATTTCCTCAAGCCAAACGCAGAGCGCGACCAAGAGTATCAACGCAATTCACAGCGCGAATAAAGAGAAACGGCAAGGCAGCTTTCATGAATAACTGCCTTGCCCTTTTTGAAAATCAAAACCATCAAGAACTTGCATCTTTTTTGTGAACTTGTGCATGAGATAATTGCATTCAAAGAGGTTTTCGTGTATAATAGAATGGAAGTCATGATTAGCGGATGAGTAAAGGGGTGCGTATCATGGGAATCAGCTACAAAAAACTTTGGATGCTCCTGTTAGAGCGGGACATAAAGAAGTCCACCTTCCGGCAAGAGCTTAACCTTGCATCCGGAACATGGACGAAACTGAATAAGGGGGAAGAAGTGTCCCTCTCTATTTTGCTGCGCATCTGCGGCTATTTGAATTGCGACATCGGAGATATTTGTGAGGCTGTGCGGACGGACAACTGATAGGTCCTTTTTCCGTGCGGCTTTTTTATATACCAGTGGAGACGAATTAAATGTTTGTGCGTAGCAGGACTGTTACAAAAAAAGGAGGATAACAGATGGACATTGGCGTAACGATAAGCAAAGTCCGAAAAGAATACAAAGAATACTTACGGGAAACTCACCCGGACTGGGCTGACACGACTATCAGCACCCATGTTTCCGATGCGTTCTATCTGTATCAAAACACTATTGCGCTGTCCTTCTGGAAGTGTTTTGAAAGTGATGCCTCTATGGAGAAAGCGAAGGGCGAAATCTTCGACTACCTAAAACAAGAAGTAATGTCTGATCGAGCAGACGAACGCACTGCACAGTATTATAGAGATTTGAAGCGGCTGAAAGAATTTATTGATTCTAAGGGCGGCGTCAAGACGTATATCGGTTATGAATATGACTGCGAAGTCATTGTCTACAAATATGCTAAGATGGTTTATGATGGCACAATGGAGATGGACGCTGCTGTAAAAGCCATGTGTCAGGAGGTCCCGTGCTTTGGAGAAACCTCGCACAAGCTGACGATCATGCTCTTTGCGTCCATGATGAAGGGCATAAAATACACTCGCAGGTCCAACACTGAAACTACGGTTTACTTCATCGTCCACATTGGGAAAGACTACGGACAGGAGCAAATGGTCAATGCTCTAAAAGCCACTCAGGAGAACATTAAATATTACTACGAGCAAACCGGCAACAAGTCTAACAGCATTCGTAGAGGATGCAAAAAGATCGTCGAAGAGAACAACATTGATATATCCTTCGACGATGAAATCTTTGATGGAATCATTCCGAAGGAGAACACAGATACAGCTCTTTCATCCGACGCTACTGCAACACACTATTGGCTGTACGCAGCGGGTGATGGCTCCGCAAATTGGGAGAATGATTATGCCGAAGGGATTATGGCTATCGGCTGGTCTGACCTTGGCGATCTAATGGAATATAGCTCCAAGGAAGAAATGCGGGCAAAGATGAAAGAGGTCTACGGGGATACTGGCTCATATAAGAATCAGGTTCTTGCTACATGGCAATTTGCAAACGAGCTGAAACCCGGTGATGTTGTCTTTGTTAAAAAAGGCAGAAAACAGATCCTCGGTCGCGGGTTGGTCGAAGGCGAATATATTTTTGATCCTGAACGCGGTCAATATGCCAATACCCGAAAGGTACGCTGGACAGATAAGGGCGAGTGGGAATTATCAGATCAGGGTGCAATCAAAACGTTGACGGATATTACGTCCTACACAGATTACGTCAAGAAGCTGCAAAACATGATTGACGGAGACAAGCACGAAGATACCTTCGACGATGCTGCTGATGAGGAAATCACTTTCGAGCCATACACCGCCGATGATTTTCTGACCGATGTGTATATGGACGAAGATCGGTATAAGGTTCTCAAGTCGCTGCTTTTAACCAAAAAGAATGTAATTCTGCAAGGCGCACCGGGCGTGGGAAAAACCTTCGCAGCAAAAAGACTGGCATTTTCTATCATGGGAGAAAAGGACACCAACCGTGTGAAAATGGTTCAGTTTCATCAGAGTTATAGCTATGAAGATTTCATCATGGGTTTCCGCCCGACGGAGACAGGATTTGAACTGCGAAAGGGCGTATTCTACGAGTTTTGCAGGCAAGCTGCTGAGGATGATCGTCCATACTTTTTCATTATCGACGAGATCAACAGAGGCAATCTCAGCAAGATTTTTGGCGAACTCTTCATGTTGATTGAGAGTGATAAACGCGGTGTCGAATTGCAGCTTCTATATGCAGATGAGCAGTTCTCCATTCCGAGTAACGTCTATATCATTGGCATGATGAACACTGCTGACCGTAGCCTCGCCATGCTGGACTACGCACTTAGACGTCGTTTTGCTTTCTTTGAGCTTACTCCGGCATTTTCGTCTGCTGGATTCAGAGCATACAGAACGAAAGTCAATAATCCGAAGTTTGACCGGCTCATTGCAACAGTTGAGCAGCTTAACGACGTAATTGCAAACGATGACTCGCTTGGTGAGGGGTTCTGTATCGGACATAGCTATTTCTGTACAAACGCAACCATCAACGATGAATGGATGCGGTCTGTTGTCGAATATGAACTGATACCTCTTTTGAAAGAATACTGGTTTGACGAGGCAGTTAAAGTGAAGGATTGGAGCCGCACATTACGCGAGGTAGTCAAATGATCCGTGTCCAGAACGTTTATTATATGCTGGCTTATGCGTTCCAAGTGCTGCATGAGCAAGGGTATAAAAATGTCGCCACCGAAGAGTTTGATAATGTGGCTGAACTTCTGGCTGCTATTCTCTGCCGTGGAGTATCTGTCCAGATAAAGAGAGGCTTAATCAGACAATACATTTCGAGAGAGGAAGCACTTGCGTCTCCCCGTGGGAAACTTGAAATTGGTGAATCCATAAAGACACAGGTTATTCGCAAGAAACAGCTCGTTTGCAATTATGATGAGTTTTCGGTTGATGCCTACCCCAACCGAATCATCAAAACAACAATGGAATTGCTGCTTCGTGGAAGTATTTCAAAAGCCAGAAAAAAGGAGATCAGGAAGTTGATGATTTTCTTTGATGGCATCAGCATATTGGACATCCATAGTATCAACTGGGACATTCAATATGATCGCAATAATCAAACATATCGGATGTTGATAGCCGTTTGCCGATTTGTGATAAAAGGGCTTTTGCAAACGACAGCCGATGGCTCAACAAAGATTATGGATTATGCGGATGATCAAACAATGGCGAAGCTATACGAGAAGTTTATTCTCGGATACTATCAGCGTGAGCATCCAGAGTTAAAAGCATACTCTCCACAAATTGCGTGGCAAGTCACAGATGGGTACAGAACGCTTTTGCCGACGATGCAGTCTGACATTGTGATTACGAATAAGGCAGCAAAGAAAACGCTCATCATCGACGCCAAATACTACACGCACAATATGCAAATGAAAGCACCGTACATGACGCAGACGCTTCATTCTGGAAATCTGTATCAGATTTTCACCTATGTGAAGAACTGGTCTGCCGCGCCGGATGAGGTCGTTTCCGGTATGCTTTTATATGCGGGAACAGACGATGCGATTCAGCCAAACAATGATTATCAAATGAGCGGGAATCAGATCAGTGTGAAGACATTGGACATGGACTGTGACTTTTCTAAAATTGCAGCGCAGCTCGACAGCATTGCTGATCGGATAAAGTAGGGTGTAGGCACTGGACAGCCGTTCTTCTAATCTCACCGCTTCATAAACAAGCAGATATGCTCTCCGTGGAAAGGAGCAATCATGAGTATACTTGAAAATCCCATACCGAATGAGGTGTTGGATAATGCAACAAGCCCTCTCACCGATGACAGGGCAGCGTACAAAGACAGCACCTACGAGATCGTTTCAAAGGTGGCTTACCTGATTGGCGTGCCAAAACGCATCTTTGACAACGAACATGAAGCCCCAAAAGTTGAAGTATACAATCGGTTGGACAGCGATAAAACAGCTCGAATTATAAGACATCTTTGCATTGTACGAACTGCGATTGAGCGTAACTTCAAGCGCATCAATGAACGCATGAGATTCCAGTATGAGACCATTCTGAGTATGCCGGAATATGTTCCGCAGGAAAGCATAAACCAGCTAAGTCTTGACGGAGTGAACTTCATCAAAAACACCAGCAAAAAACTGTGCCAACACGTTGTCGAGATTAACAGGTTGATTTGCGATAGAATCAACAACTGCAAGAAGCTCTTTCCCCTCTGGATAAATTGGGATTACATTAAAGCACTTTTCGTCATGCCTGACGGTTTGAAGGAAGATGGTACAAGAGAGGCTGCCAACATTTATTACTCTCATTTGCTTTTTTATCCCTATCAGATGTACATAAACTGGCAGCCGGAGGAAGTCGGCAACATTCTTTACAATGATAAGAAGTTCGTTACCTTGCTGTACAGTTGGAACAATGACTATTTCACTGAATATAGCAAAGTCTCAGATGCAGGGAGTTATATCAAAGGAAGTATCTATGAGTTTATTGAGAGCAGCGAAAAGACCGTTATCGTTGTCGATTGTGAAAACTCTGATCCCTACAAGCTGTGTGCTACCTTAAAAAACCTCGATCACGAGTATACACAAAAAATTGCGTCGATCATTCTCTTTGATGATGTGCATACCGCCTCCGCATGGAGAATATTAGACAGCTTCACCGCAATCCATGTTGAACACATGATGATTGAACGGGTGAAGCAAAGCAAGTCGCTCGTTGATGTCATGCTTATTGCCCGAACTTGTCAGGAACACTACAAGAATAACGTCGATTCCTTTATTCTTGTTTCCAGCGACTCCGACTACTGGGGGTTAATCTCGTCTCTGCCGGAAGCACGTTTTTTAGTTATGATTGAACGAGAGAACTGCGGACCGGACTTGAAGAATGCACTTCTGAATGCAGGGATATTTTATTGCTATATTGATGATTTCTACTCTGGAAATGCTGAGGACATCAAGCTCGGCGCACTTTTCAAAGAAATAGAGCGTTATATTGACCAAACCGTCAGGCTCAATATCAACGAGATGTTCAGTGCCGCTTTGAAGGTAACGCGCATTGAGATGAGTTCGTCTGAGAAAAACCAGTTCATCGCAAAGTACCTAAAATCAATGCAAATGGAAATTACAGATGATGGTGACGTGGTTTTGCAGTTGAAACGAAAATAAGTCCGGTATTTGGGATACTTGCTATGATAAAATAGAAATGAGGACAGGCTGGCAACCAACAAATGATCCTCTAGTATTGGAGATGAAGATATGGCATACCAAAGCGAAGCGGCTCTTGAACAGCAGTTTATAGAGCAACTGAACAAGCAGGAATATACCACAGTCGCAATTCCTGATTATGACGCGCTGGTGGAGAACTTCAAAGTTCAGTTTGAAGCCTTCAATGCGCCAAAGCTGGATACGCCTATCACTGATAAAGAGTGGGAGCGTATCTTCAACCTCATGCTCGGAAAGTCAGTTTTCCAGAGTGCAAAAATCTTGAGGGATAAGTTTGTCCTTGAGCGTGAAGATGGTACAAAGGTATATCTGTCCTTCTTTGATCAGGACCACACGAAGAACATTTTCCAAGTCACTCATCAAACAACCGTAGTTGGAAAGTACGTCAATCGTTACGACGTTACGATTCTCGTAAACGGCTTGCCCCTGATCCAAGTAGAATTAAAGCGCCGTGGCATTGACATCCGCGAGGCAGTCAATCAGGTCATGCGTTATAAGAAGCACTCCTACAACGGGCTGTATCATTTCATTCAGCTCTTCATTGTCTCCAATGGTGTTGACACAAAGTATTTTGCCAATTCCGACAGAGACTTGATGTATAGTCTTGCTTTCTTCTGGACTGATTTCAATAACGTCCGCATCACCAATTTGAAGGACTTTTCGATTTCTTTCCTTGCAAGGGATCACATCATCAAAATGCTGACCCGCTACACCATCCTAAATGATACCGATAAGATTTTGATGGTCATGCGTCCCTATCAGGTTTATGCCGTAGAAGCGCTGATCCGTCAGGCAACGCTCACAAACCGGAATGCGTATATCTGGCACACAACCGGCGCGGGCAAGACGCTTACATCCTTTAAGACGGCGCAAATCCTCGCAGCAAATCCGAACATCAAGAAAGTCATTTTCCTTGTTGACCGAAAAGACTTGGATTCTCAGACAACCGAAGAGTTTAACAAGTTTGAGGCTGGCTCCGTTGATGTGACAGATCGCACCGATGTTCTTGTCCGCCAGATGAAGGACAAGAACAGACAGCTTATCGTCACCACGATGCAGAAGATGGCAAACGCTGTAAAGCGCCCTCAGTACGAGAAAGTAATGGACGCATACAAAGACGAGAAGGTTGTCTTTATCATCGACGAGTGCCACCGCAGCCAGTTTGGGGATATGCACAAGGACATTGTGCGGCATTTCAGAAAGGCACAGTTTTTCGGCTTCACGGGGACACCTCGGTTTGAAGTCAACGGTAAAACTGAGGGTAAAATCACGCAAACAACAGAAATGCTCTTTGGTGAGTGTCTTCACAATTACCTGATTAAAGACGCCATCTTCGATAATAATGTTCTGGGCTTCCACATCGAATACATAAAAACAATGGAGGGTGATTTTGATTGGGATGACCCGACACTCGCGGACGCGATTGATATAGGCGAACTCTATATGTCCGATGAGCGAATGTCTCTGATCGCCAATCACATCATCCAGAACCACAAGGCGAAAACCCGAAATGGACAATATACGGCTATTTTTGCCGTGTCCTCTATTGATGCCCTTGTTAAGTATTACGACATTTTCAAGAAGATCAAGCATGACCTGAATATCAGCGGCATCTTCTCCTACGGGCAGAATGAGGATGCCGAGGGCAAGGACGAGCATAGCCGTGATTCGTTGGAGCGTATCATCAAGGACTATAACGAGATGTACGGAACCAATTTCTCCACGGATACGTTCTCAGCTTATCACAAGGACATCTCTGACCGAGTAAAGGGAAAGAAAACAAAGTCGCTTGATATTCTCATCGTCGTGAATATGTTCCTGACCGGATTTGACAGCAAGCCGCTCTCTGTCCTTTATGTGGACAAGGACTTGAAGTATCATGATCTGCTGCAAGCCTATTCCCGCACAAACCGCGTTGAGAAGGAAACAAAGCCCTTTGGCATTATCATTTGCTACCGCAACCTCAAAAAACGTACTGATGACGCGCTGACACTCTTCTCTAAGAGTCAAGATACCTCTGGCATCGTTGTTCCGGGTTATCAATACTTCGTAGAGAAGTTCAACGAAATGGTGATGAAGCTCAAGGAAATTGCTCTGTTTCCGGAGTCCGTGGACACAATGCAGAACGAGGACGATCAGAAGAAGTTTGTCGTGACCTTTCGTGAGCTGACAAAGTACCTCCAATCGTTGCAGACTTTTATTGAGTTCAGCTTCGATCAGGATGCTCTTATCATGTCCGAGCAGGAATACCAGGACTACAAGAGCAAATACCTCATGCTCTACTCAAGGCAAAAAACAGACCGCGAGGTTGTTTCCGTCCTGAACGACGTTGACTTCTGCATCGAATTGATGGAGAGTGACAGGATCAATGTGGCGTACATCATGAACCTGATTCGCAACATCCATTTCGACGATCCCAAACAGAAGGATTACGATATTAAACACATTAAGGACGAGCTGGGCAGAACCGACAATCCGCAGTTGCTTCGGAAAGTCGAAATTCTGCAAGCGTTCTTGGATCGTGTTGTTGTCGGCTTGGAAAGTGCGGATGAAATTGATGCAGCATATAATGACTTTGAAAATGAAGCAAAGCGCGAAGAGATCGTTGCCTTTGCGAAGACTGAGGACATTGACGCATCTATGTTGACGGATATTATTTCGGAATATGAGTTTTCTGGCACAATGGATGCAGGAAATATCCGAGATAGGATTGAGAAGCCCTTGCCGCTTTTGAAGAAGCGCTCCCTTGTAAATCGGATTGTTGACTTCATCCGGCAGCACACAGAGAAATACCAATAAGGAGAGAGACAAATGGATAATTCGATTCAGGCTCATCAGAAAGAGCTTTGCAATAAGCTATGGGCAATGGCAAATGCCTTGCGCGGAAACATGGAGGCGTATGAGTTCAAGAACTATATCTTGGGCATGATCTTCTACTACTACCTTTCCGACAGGACGGAGAAGTATATGGCGAATCTTCTCAAGGATGACGGTATCGGTTATGAAGAGGCGTGGGCAGACGAAGAATATAAGACCGCCGTTATCGAAGAGGCACTGCGCGATCTCGGCTATGTCATCGAGCCGCAGTATTTGTTCCGCAAGATGGTCAAGATGGTAGAAAACCGCTCCTTCGACATTGAGTTCTTGCAGAGTGCAATCAACGCCCTGATGGAGTCCACAATCGGAAACGATTCTCAGGAAGACTTTGACGGACTGTTTTCTGATATGCAGCTTGATTCATCAAAGCTCGGTCATACTGTCAAAGATAGAAGTGCTGTTATGGCAAAGATCATCGCTTCGCTGGACGAAATCAACTTCGGCGTGGATGATACCAAAATTGACGTTCTTGGTAACGCCTATGAATATCTGATCGGTCAGTTTGCTGCAACTGCTGGCAAGAAAGCCGGTGAGTTCTATACGCCATCCGGTCCTGCCGAATTGCTTTGCCGTCTGGCTTGCCTCGGTCTCACGGATGTCAAGGATGCAGCCGACCCCACTTGTGGCTCTGGTTCACTGCTGCTGCGCCTCAAGAACTATGCCAACGTGAGAAACTACTATGGACAGGAATTAACCTCCACGACTTATAACCTCGCCAGAATGAACATGATTCTGCGTGGAGTCCCGTATCGCAACTTTAACATCTACAACGGTGATACCTTGGAGCATGACTACTTCGGAGACATGAAGTTCCGTGTTCAGGTTGCTAATCCGCCTTATTCTGCAAACTGGTCTGCTGATATGCACTTCATGGAGGACGAGCGATTCAACGAATACGGAAAACTCGCTCCGAAGAGCAAGGCTGACTTTGCCTTTGTTCAGCACATGGTTTACCACATGGACGAGGATGGACGAGCCGTCGTTCTCCTGCCGCATGGTGTCCTGTTCCGTGGTGCTGCGGAGGAAGTAATTCGCAAGCACCTTATTCAGAAATTAAATGTTCTGGACGCGGTAATCGGTTTGCCTGCAAATCTGTTCTTTGGTACAGGCATCCCTGTCTGTGTTCTTGTTCTCAAAAGAGAGCGCAATGGCAACTCTGACAACATCCTTTTCATCGACGCTTCCAGCGACTTTGAAGCCGGAAAGAACCAGAACATCCTTCGGGAGTGCGACATTGACAAGATTGTTGAGACCTATGAGCGCCGTCAGGACGTCGATAAATATGCTCATGTTGCGACCATGCAGGAGATTGAAGAGAACGGCTTCAACCTGAACATTCCTCGCTATGTTGACACATTTGAACCGGAACCTGAGATTGACCTGAATGAAGTTGCCGCCGAGATCCGCAAGCTGCAATCTGAAATTAAGGATATTGATGCGGAACTGAAACCGTTTTTTGATGAGCTGGGGCTGGATTTCCCCTTTGACGTGGAGGGCAAATAATTATGGCAAATGTATCCTCAAGTAACGGTCTTGAGAAGCGTCCGAAGATCCGCTTTCCGGGCTTCGATGAACCGTGGAGAGCAGAAAAATTGTCTGATTTTGCAGAACGGATAACACGGAAAAACAGCAATAATGAAACTGATCTACCCCTGACAATATCTTCAAAAGACGGTCTTGTCGATCAAATCAGTTACTTCAACAAAACCGTTGCAAGCAAAGACATGAGTGGATATTACCTTTTGAGGAATGGCGAATATGCGTATAACAAGAGCTATTCCGTAGGTTACGACTTCGGTTCAATAAAGCGGTTAGATCGCTATCCTATGGGAGCGTTGTCTACACTATACATCTGTTTTGCGCTCAAGAAGCACAATACAGATTTCATTAAGGTGTACTTTGATTCACTCAAATGGTACAAGGAAATCTATATGATTTCAGCAGAAGGGGCAAGAAATCACGGATTGCTTAATGTTCCAACAGATGAGTTCTTCGCCACAAAACACTATCTGCCGGAGAATACTGCCGAGCAGAGAAAGATTGCAGATTTTCTCATTGCCTTAGAGCGTCGTATCGACGCGCAGCAATCTCTCGTAGATAACCTCAAGAAGTATAAAAGAGGTGTCATGCAGCACATTTTTCGCCAACTTCCTTCTCGGAATGGCGCAGAGTGGACTTGTGTTCGACTGGGTGATATTTTCAAAAAAGTTTCGCGTCGTAACACAGATGGAGTAATAAAAAATGTAATTACCAACTCTGCGGAATACGGACTAATTCCTCAGCGCGATTTCTTTGACAAGGATATTGCAGTGGACGGAAACACAGCAAATTACTATGTCATCGAAAATGGAGACTTTGTTTACAATCCGAGAAAGTCAAACTCTGCGCCATACGGACCGTTCAATAGATATACTCTCAGTGAACAAGGTATTATCTCACCGCTATATACCTGTCTTGTGCTGCAAGCAGATATTTCTCCTTCATATCTCGCTTGGTACTTTAAGAGCGACGCATGGTACAGGTACATCTATGATAACGGCTCACAAGGCGTTCGTCATGATCGAGTTTCTATGACGGATGATTTGCTTATGGGGATTCCTGTTATGTATCCCAGCCATGTGAAACAACTTCTGTATGCAGATATTCTTGATATGGTGGAGGCACGGTTGCAAGCAACCCAAAAAACACTTGACTTTCTGAATAAAATGAGGGACGGCTATATGAGGCAGCTCTTTATATAAAGAGCTGTTGCAACAAGCCATTTCGCATTTGGGATAATAACGATAGTTCTTTTTCCTGAACCTCTACATACTTTTCGAGTTTAGCCAGTTTGTCGATTATGCGTTGTTGTTGGTCAATGTCAGGCGTTGGTATTTCAATGTTTAAGAAGGAGTCCATCATGAGACTTTGTACCGTTGTTCCGGTTTTCACAAGAGTTCTAATGATAGTGTCCTCTTGCGACAGAATTGCATAATAGAGGTAGAATGCGTTGCAACCATGTACTTGCAATGCTTTGATGTCCTGATTTATCGTTGCATCTACTTCGAGAATAGCGAGAGGCAACGAATGTTTCAAGATACCACTTCGCGCAACCAACAATAATGTCCCCGGATGATAAAGCGTCATCTCATTGAGCGCCAGATTTGTTATCTTTAGCTCGCTACCGGAAATTCTACTACTCTTCATGTCTTTGGAGGAAATCCAAACAATGTCTCCGTTCCAATAGAGCGAATTGCTCATACTTGGCGTTTTGCCTCCTGAAACGCGAACAAGCTCACGAAGTTTTCTGCACTGAGAACTTTTCGAGATTGCAGAAAATATTTGATTGAACAATCCTCTTTTATACTTCTGATCAAGCAAGCAGAAATAGCTATATGACAGACGAAATCCCTTGCAATAGCGGAAAATCTCTGCTACTGCAAGGGATTTTACTTTTGGTTCATACCGGAATGAGGTCTGAAAATAGACCTCAAGTAACGGTCTTGAGAAGCGTCCGAAGCTCCGCTTTCCGGGCTTCGATGAGCCGTGGCAGACAACCTTGTTATCATCCGTATTTGCAAAGAACACTCAGAAAAATACAGATGGGCGAATAACTAATGTTATCTGTAACTCGGCAAAGCAGGGCTTGATACCACAGCGCGAATACTTTGACAAGAACATCGCCAACAGCGACAATACCAACGGATATTACATCATTGAGGAAAATGACTTCGTTTATAATCCTCGCAAATCAGCCGACGCTCCATACGGTCCTATAAGTAGCTACAAATATACCGAAGCTGGTATTGTCTCACCGTTGTACCTTTGCTTTAGAGCTAAGAAAGAGATCAATCCTGCGTTCTTTGAATGGTATTTCCGGTCTTCTGCGTGGCATAGGTATGTGTATATGTCCGGTGACAGCGGAGCAAGACATGACAGAGTTAGCATAAAGGATGACACCTTCTTTGCTATGCCGATCAATATTCCGTCTGCTCACGAGCAAGCGCAAATCGCCATTTTCCTTGAGAGAATTGAACAGAGAATTGAAATGCAACGCGCTCTGGTTGATAGCCTCAAGAAGTATAAAAGAGGTGTCGTTGCGGCTATTTTTTCACATCAGCTAAAGTTCTCTGATGCAACCGGAAACCCATATCCAGAATGGACATCCTGCACGCTACAAGACGCAGTGGATTTTCTGGACGGACAGCGTAAACCGCTTGAAAGTGCGGACAGAGCCAAACGGCAAGGACAGTATCCATATTACGGCGCATCGGGCATAATAGACTATATTGACGATTTCATCTTCGATGAGCCGCTGCTCCTTCTTGGTGAAGATGGGGCAAATATACTTAATCGCAGTACGCCATTGTGTTTTATCGCGGAGGGTAAATATTGGGTAAACAACCATGCTCATGTAATGCGACCTAAAGCGGGGCAGAATATCAAATTTCTTTGTGAGCTACTTGAAAGTCTCGATTATACACGCTATAACACTGGCACGGCACAACCTAAGTTAAACCAAGATAAGTGCCGTAGAATTGGGCTTGCTTTACCCGTTTACGAAGAACAATGCCACATTGCTGATTTCCTGTCTGCCTTTGACCAAAGGACAGACAAAGCGCAAAGCATTCTTGATTATCTGCTTTCAAATAGAGATGGTCTATTACAGCAGCTCTTTATATAAAAAGCCGTTGCATCAAACCTGATTTTAGCTGGATGAGTTTTTCCATGTAGGTATCTTGCGTTCCAATAATTCGATCCAGAGATTCAAGACTTCTTGTAATGAGCAGTTGTGCCTTGTAAGCGATGACTGGAGACTGTATCTTTTTCAGTTGTCCACCTGTAACAAGTGGTTGCCCTGAGCCAAAAATTAGTTTGTGTAGATCGAAGTTTTCTAAGAAATATGCGAGAAACTTCGGATGAATGGTATTTTCTTTGACGCGGATTACGAGCGTGTTATCAGTTACTCCACATCTTCCAGAAAAAAAGTTTACCTTTCCTGCATTTGCCCCGACACGGGCTACCATGACAATATCTCCATCATGCTCAATAGTGTTTGTCATTCCCACAATACCCGTTGATCCAAATAAAGGGTATCTGCCATTAGATTCATTCACGGTTGTGCGACCAGAGGATATTGATATGCACAAATCAGATAATGGTAATTGGTAATGCGCCTCGCTCATTACTTTCTCGAAAACCAACTTAATAAGTCCTCTTTTATACTTCTTGAGGGCATCTACCATTTGCTGCTGCTTTTCTATTCTATGACTGAGGGTACAAAACAACTGTGCAATCCTTTCCTGTTCAGAGACATCGCAGTACGGTAAACCAAGCCACTTGAACGCTTCATAGCTGATCTGTCTGCCGTCCCTAATTCCCTCCACTGACTTTGAGAGGATATGATTGATGAATTCATCCGTGTGAAAGTATGCTTCATAGAAAAGGCTTGAATGTGGTTTCTTGCAGCGCAGAATGGTATACGCCGGACTCACTATGCCATCTTCATTAGCCATTTCGAGTCCGCCTTCAAAGGAACGAAGATGAATAATGAAGTCTCCCTGTTCCACCTTTTTGTAGTTTGCGAGAGACGCATCATCATAGTGAATATTCCTCCCAGCTTGTTCTCTCGGAAGGGTTCCTTTGCCCTGAATAATGGTCAAAACAGTTTCCATAGGGTGATTCTTGTCCGCTACATTCTTAAAGAGTTCTTCTGCCTTATAGATGCTCCACGGCTCATCGAAGCCCGGAAAGCGGAGCTTCGGACGCTTCTCAAGACCGTTACTTGAGGGTGTTAATGCCCTGATTATCCCTCCACCGGATAATGTTCGTGGAGGTGGTCATTATGACTAACAATACACAATTCAAGACGCTTGTGAACACATGGCTAAATCAAAAGAAGCCCATGATCACGCCGTCAACCCATGCCAGCTTTACGCTGATTGCCGAAAATCACCTGATCCCGTATTTCGGCAAGCGCAAGATTGGCAGCATCACCGAAGCGGACATCCAGAGTTACATTTCCTATCTCTACAATGCTGGACGCTTGGATAAGACCGGAGGACTTACCGTGAAGACGATAAGGGATGTTATCCTCGTTCTCCGGCTGTCAATGGAGTATGCCTACAAGGAACGGGCTATTCCACTCCTGAACTGGGACTTAATCGAATACCCAAAAGAGCTTGGCATCAAGAAAGTAGTTTCTCTCTCAAAAGATCAAGAGCAAGCTCTAATCCAGTGTATCTACATGGACTTGAACCGGAAGACAGCGGGGATTCTGATTGCATTGTTTACCGGAGTCCGGATAGGCGAGCTGTGCGGCTTGCAGATGAGGGACATTTCGCTGACGGACAAGACCATCAGCATCAACAAAACCGTCCAGCGTATCTACGACAAGAAGAAAGGAGAATCGTATCTTCATATAGGACCGCCGAAAACGAAGACCTCCGCTCGAACGATTCCTGTTCCGTCTCTTCTCATGAATATCATCAAGAAGTTTTACGCGGAAAACCCGAATCACTATTTCCTCACGGGCAAGACCAAGCCAACCGAGCCGAGAACATATCGGCAGTTTTTCACACGTTTCTTGAAGCGGAACGGATTGGAGAAAGTGAAGTTTCATGAGATCCGGCATACATTCGCAGTTAGAGCAATCGAGATACCGGAGTTTGATATAAAGTCCCTTTCTGAAATTCTCGGACATAAGAATGTATCTTTTACCCTGAATGTGTACGGGAGTGCAAATCTCCAACAGAAGGTTAAGTGTATGAATCTTCTGAATGACCTCTTGTGATGAAAAAATGCCCCCGGCGCTGTGCCAGATGCACAGTGCCGGGGCATTCCCGTTTCCAGCGATTTAATTTTCTCCCAACGAAGGACTGTTCATAGGGTGGCGCTTTCCATTTTGCGAAGCCGTGAAATCTCAGTGCATTCCGTGGAAAAGTTCACGGGGCAGCATACGCCGTACACGTTTCCAATAATCACTGTTCAGCGCAATGTGTATTCGCTATCGTAAGTATATTTACGGTTTTCACAATGCTTAATTCAGAGGGGAAATTATTTGCCTTATTCTTGTGTGACATCAAGGGAAACCGGGTCAATGACCGTAACAGATTTACCCTGCTGATGAGCATATCTGACCGTCTTTCCGGTTCCGCTGGGGCTTCCATCCCAAACCGCGATCAGGACATCCGCATGATCAACCATATAACGGTTGCGCTTGTCCATGCAGTCGGGCGAGTAATGGGTTTGAATCAGTGTTTCCTTATCACACTTGGACGCAATGTCGAAATACCGATCTCTCAGAGCTTCCGACCACTTTGCAGCTTGACTTTCACACGGGATGGCACTTTCGAGCGTAATTCCCGGATAGGACGCTTTCAGTCCCAGTACGATCTCAGCGGCATACATATCTACACCGATTGCCATTCCGGATATAAAGTGCGTGACGCCTTCATTTTCGATGAGATTGATGATTTGCTCCCTGAGAGTTTTTTTGAGGTCTATGCAGCGTTCGTCTTCCTCATTGAAACCAAACGGGAGGTTTTGCGGACGATGCCCGGTAAAAGCACAGGTCTTCATTTTCTTTTCATCTCCTGACTATGTATTAGAGACTGTTTCTGTGACTCTAATACATAGTATAGCACGGAGATATGAAATATTCTGTCGAAATAAGGGAAGAAAAAAGGCTGCGTGATAAAATCACACAGCCCATGACGGATTCAGCCATTATCTGCCGTTTCCTGCTGAATCATCAGCTCAACCATCTGCAAAATGCGCTTCTGCGCTTGCGGAGACAACGAAGCAAGTTTCTCCGAGAGTTCAGACGATTTATAGCTTGTCGAATGCTCCAGGACGTCACAGAAAATCGCGTCTGCCGAAACCTCAAGCCCATTGAGAAGAATGATCAATTTCTCACAGCGAGGAAACGACATACCACGTTCAACCGTAGAAATATAATTTGCAGTCAGCCCGGTCTTTTCCGCAAGCTCTTCTTGCGAGATTCCGAGGCGTTCCCGGCATTGTTTTACTCGTTTACCTATTCGTTTGTCAATCATAGCGCGTACCTACACCTTTTCTATAACGCTCATGATAATTATATGGGTTAGAGGCATAGTTATACAGAAACGCTAATAGTGACGCTGTGTATTAGCGCGTGATTTTCAACGGTATTTACAGAAAAGATACAAAAAAAGAGCCTCTGCCGATACCCAAACCGGGCATCGACAGAGGCTCTTGGTTCGTTTTCCGGGCATTCAAACAAGTGCCGAAATCGACACTTATTTCCGCGCTAAAGAAGAAACTGCGCAGGGAATACAATCACTTAGGCTGGTCAATTTGCGCCGCTCTGAGGCTTGCAATCACAGGCTTTTTCGACCCCTAACTGTCTACACCTCGATGCCTTGCGGGAGAAGTGCGGACAGGCGATGAGATCCGCACGGAAGCTCTGCTTGCAGCTATGGACGCAGCGGACGCAGAAGCGGTTATACTTCCGGCGTCCGCTGTCCCCGATGAAGAACGACCACTCCTGCCGCCATTTCTGACTTCTGCTCACAGCTCAATCTCTCCTTTGTGCTTTTTGGGAGGGCAGCATTCCTTCTGCTTTTCAGCCTTTGCAGACTTGAGCCTGTCCATGATGGAGGACTTTTCGCCCCTTTCGGGGGCTTTGACCTCTGCGGTCTTGTATTCCTTCGGACCGTTGTTGATGATCCCGTCAATCATGCCGTAGTCATCCTCCATCGACATCTCCGCTGCCTTGAGGTAGTTTTCCTTCTCAAGTGCCGCCATCCAGCTTTCCTTGCTGATACCGAGCATCCCGCCCTTTGCTGCATGATCGGCAATCTCCTTGGCATCTACGCACAAGCCCTCGGTGTTATCGGAATAGAGGCGGTAAACCTCGCAGCCCTTCTCCAAAGCCTTCTCAGCCGCCTCCTGACCGGCGGGAAGAACGCCAGCCCATGCGTAGCCGTAGTCCTTCATATCCTGAACGGAGAGCGCGGGATCGGGCATTTCCGGCACTTCCTTGACTTCAAGGTCAAGAAGGCGGAGTGTGTCATCGTCAAAGCCGTTGTAGACATCATCAAGGACGAGTTTGCCGCGCTCATCGACAATGACACAGGCAGCTTCATCGCCGTAGGTGTCATGCTCCATCAGATAAAAGCTGTGACCGCCGACTTCGTGCTGGTCAATGGTGTGCCACGTCCCGATGTGTCCGGCAACCGTCAGACCGGAGGTGTCGGCATTCATCTCAAAGTCCTTCTGCTCGGTAGCTTCCTGCTTCTGCTGCTCCTTCGAGATCATGGGGATTGCAACAATCTTATCGCCCAACTTAACAAACTGCTCCGGAACTTTGAAGAGGTCGGAGAACTTCTGCATTTGCTCTACGGTCAGAGAGCCGAAGCTGTCATCCGTCAAGCCTACTACCAAGAATGTTCCGGCAACAACGTCGTAGATGTCACCGTCCTCATCACGCAGAGCGCGGTTCAGGGGCAGACCTTCCAGCTTGCCTTCCTCATTACAGACTAAGGCAACCGGGTCTTCGTAGGGGTAAATCGCCTCGATGCAGCCGCCGACCTCATGCTGCAAGGACTCCAGACCGGAGTCAATCTCCTTCACATAAGGCTCCTTTCCCGGCTCGACGATGAGAACGGCGATGGTGCTGTCACGCTCGGCGGCTTCCCCTGAGCCGGTAATCCGGTATTCATCGGGAATGTCATCAAGCTCCCCGTCAAACTGCCTGTCCCACCTCTCGCTTGCGACACGGACATAGCCCTCATCGGTGAAGCGTCCCTGCTCATCCATCGCAATGTCGCGCCCATAGCGTTCATAGTCGATGTAGTTTGCCAGAGGACCGAGATCCTTTTCAGAGTAGATACCAGCTTCGTGGGCGTAATAGTAGCCGAGATCGGATTCGTCGTTGATACCGGGCATGATGTCGTAGCAGTCCAGATTGAACGTCAGGTTGATAAGATCGTCGATGTCGCTGACCTCATCGCAGCCAGCCTCCATAATGGCAACGAGCTTTTCCTGATCGCTCAGGGAAAGCTCGTCAATCAAAGCGGCAAGGTAGTTGAGCTTATCAAGGCTCTCGTACTCGCCAAGCATCTTCTGAACGCCATAGATCGGGCATTCGTAGTCGGTGATAAACCACTCTTCATAGGGCTGACCGAACTCATCCTGCTTGCCGATCCCGATGCGCTCAAAGACCTTCTGCATCTCTTCCTCGGTGGTGGGCAGCTTCACCCACTCACCGACCAGCATACCCTCGTTGTACTTGCCAAGGTTTGTGACGAAGGCTTCAAAATTACCGTCTAATACGGGCATAGGCATCCTCCTTTCAGTCATCCACCATGCCGTCCGGCATGATATACAGTTCCTCAAACTCCGCGTCGGTCATGGCTTCGAGCTTCCTGACGGTCTTATACATCAGCTCTGCGATCTCGCCGTCCATGTCGTTCAGGGTGACGCTCTTCATATCGTCGATCAGCCGCTTCCGGCTGGACGTGTTGAAGCAGCACATCAGGTTGGTTTCTTCCACGGTAAAGTTTTTCATATCAGAGTTCCATATCCTTTCCTTTTGATTTCTGTGGTTTCGGTGTATGGGGCAGCTGGGCTTTCTGCGCGGATTTCAGTTTGTCGCGGATGGATTCACGGGCAGCGGGCTTCTTCGGGATGGTGTCGTAGATGGCTGTTCCGGCATCTTCCACATAGGAGCGGACATACTGGATGCTTTCAGAAAAGCGGATGGGGCGGTTCTTGTCCTCAATGTTGGTCAGCCGGACTTCATCAGCGGCAAAATCAACCGCGTCGATTCTGCACCTGATGCCGTCCACATTCAGCGTCGCGCCGACAGGAATGTAATCTGCGGCTTTGAGTTCCTTGAAGGTCTCGCCGTCCTTACTGAGAAAGACATCCACGCCGGACTTCCAGAGCTTGTGAGAACCGGCTACCCACGCGGCTTCACGGAAGCCGGTCACCGGCAAGGAGGGCTTGCCGCGTACCTTCTTCTCAAGGAGCTTTGTGCCGAGCAAGGGTGCAGCTTTTTCCGCGTCCTTGCCGTACAGCTCAAAATAGCCGTTCTGGGCAAAGCAGACCAGCGCGTCCGGATGTGCCTTTTTGACTGCCTCGTACTTGCGGAGTTCTGCAACGGGCAGAGGCGAAAGCGCCTCCGTCCTCTCAGTCTCCGGCAGTCTGTCACGGCGGCTTTTCTGCTTAGACAGCACTTCCACCAGAGCATCCGCGTCCTTCGGGAGCGTCTGGTGAGTTTTGACGCCTCCATGCTCACCGACCAGAGCCATTGCTGCATCGAAGCTGCTGCGGCAGGGCGCATCCAGCACATAGCCGTCTGCAAAGGTCAGCCGGTCATGATCCGGCGCAACCGAGTTCTGCGCTACGTTTGCCGCCTGTTCCCGGTAATTGACCTCAAAGACATCTCCGAAGACCTTGCCGCGCTTGACGGTATTCGGGACAATGACGCGGGCAACGCACTCGTCGTAGGTCTGTTCCGCATAGAAACGGAAGGTGTTGTGATCTCGCGTTCCCTGAATAAAGACCTGATTTTCATTGAGGCAGTGCGTTCCATGCGGACGGCAGAACCACATCAGCGTTTTGTCTTCGGGATTCTGGCTTTCGGCAGCGCGGCGGATGATGCGCTTGTCGATGTCGAAGTCTTCCTTGTAGCTGTCTACATGACTGTCCACGAGCTTCTGCAGCTCCGCGATGATGTCAACGTCTGTGTATTTCTTCATGCGTCTCCTTTCTCACAACTCCATGTCGTGCGTTTTGGATTTGACCGGAGACTTCTTCTCCGGCTGCTGTTTTGCGGTAGCTTTGAGCTGATCGCGGATGGAGGGCTTTTCCTGCTTCTGCCCCTGCTTGACGTATTCCAGCGTCGGCAGCAGCTCACGATAGCAGCCCTGTGTTTTCCGCGTCGCATGACGGCGATGGATTTTGAACAGCGGCTCACCATTCTGCGTGACCGTGTTGCCCTCGATCCTGACGCCGTTCCGTGCCAGCAGATTGAAGGAATGGTTAGAGGCGCGATAGGATGCCCGCATACCGTCGTTGTTATAGGCAATCTGCCCCTTGAGCGTGTCCATGACGGCGGCTTTGATCTCCTTCTCTTCGGCAGTCAGGCGGTGCGCTTTCGGTGATTTTGCTGCTTCCTCCGACAAGGGGGCAAAGGGAGACTTGACCTCCACGGTTTTTACTTCAATCGAGGTAATCTCATCGTTCTCCCATGCAACGACCTCCGGGTCTCTTTCCACTGCTTTCTCAGGCATGACTTCCTTCTGCACTTCGGTCTGCTGGCGGAACGCATCGACGAAAAGTGCGGTCAGTCCGGGATTGGGTTTATCCACAAGGAAGCGGGAGGCGTTCTCCGGGCAGACATCAACGCTCTTCGCCCATTCCTTGAGGGGCTGGGGAATGCGCCCATCAAAGTCTTTCTGCTGGATGGTATTTGCGAGGACATACCGGACGCGCTCCGGAGAGAACTGCTCAAGGATGCTTTTCACGGCAGCATCCGCATCCAGCCGGTTGTCTCCGTAGTTAGAACTGATTGCCGCCTCAATCGCACGGCGGCATTCCACGTTTGCAGCGAGAGAAGCACGATATGGCTCCAGCTCACCGGCTTCATAGGCATAATTCGCCGTCTCGCGGTAAATGGGGACTTCCGGCTTTTCCTCCGGAACAGCTTCCTTTACGGGAGCTTCGACTTCCATCTCTGCGGACTGTGCTTTCTCTGCCAGCAGCACCTTGAGCTTGGCGTCAATGCCCTCGATCATCTCAGCCGCCGTCTTCCGGATGGTGTCCAGAGAGCTTTTCAGTTCCTTGGTTTCCTTGCCGGATGACCAACCGGCAATGTAACCGAAGGAGTAGTCCGAGGTTTCAATGCCGTAACGCTGGCAGACGGTGTAGGCAACGCTCTCCGCTTCAAATGTTAATGTTTCCATTTGAAGCATTATACTCATGTTTTTATAATATTGATCTTTTAAATTATTTTCCATAAATCCTCACTTTCTTGTAAAAAAGATGAGCATTATCAGATACGCTATTATCAGGTTTTCCCCTCGAATGGGAAGCCGGAAAGGAGCGCATTTGATATGCAAATAAACTATTTAGATGCTATTTCATCAGTTCTCAATATGATGAAACAGCCAGACAGTGCATGTAAAAATATAGACATGCACAGAACCTGTTATACTACACTCTTCAAGTACCTGATGGATAAGGGCATTCCTTTTTCAATGGATGCCGCACTGGACTGGCTTGAGATTAAAAAACGGGAAATTTCCTATGAGACGTGTTCTCAATATAGAAATGCCCTGTTCCGCCTCGAGCATTACCTGCTCTTTGGAGATATCAAAAGTTCTTTCTGCCGCTCAGAAGACAGTTTTTTCTGCCGGAGCGGAATATCGGAATCCTTTTTTCGCCTGACATATGAGCTGGAAGAATACTATGCGACCACACAGAATCCCTGCTATTACCATACGTATTCTGTTTCCATCAAGGAGTTCTTCAGGCTTGCTACTTCCCTGGGAGTTACAGAGCCGGAAGCAATAACCATAGATACTCTTATCGAATACTGGAATACTTACTGCAAATCCTGTAAATCTCTTGCCAGACGTCAGAACGCCGTATGTGCCATGACAGCACTTATGAAATATCTTCACCGCAGAGGTGATGTGCCAGAGTGTTACCAGCGGGTTCTTTTTGGTGAGAACATTGAAATACTGCTTGAGATGAGACTTTCTAAAACAGGTACCGCATTTCATCCGAGTATACCTCTCGCTCTTAAAGCCGATGAATATCTTGACGCTTTGGACGATTGGAAATACATGAAATCATCAAAAGCTGTTTATCGCAATGATTTCACATGGTATTTCATGTTTCTGGAACTTAACCATCTGGAACACTCGGCAGAAACTGTGACATCATGGATAGATATACTCCCGGATTGCCCGAATCAGATCAAAGCCAGCAGTTCCGGATCAGCTCATCGTTCACACACTATCAGAATGTTTGAAAAGTATCTCCAGGGCATAATGGAATCCAATATAATCGCTGAGCCGATGCGTGCATCTGATCATCTTCCATCATGGAGCAAAAGCATCCTTGATGGTTTCATAGAAAGCCGCAGGCGGGATGGAATGACCGATAAGACACTTACCATGTGCAGGGCAGCCGGATGCAGTTTCTTCAAATATCTTGAAGATAATGGAATAGATAATCCAGTCTCCATAACACCCGACGTTGTTAAAGCATTTCATAACCATGATGTCCACTCGACCCCGGAAAGTAAAAATGCATATGGAACCAAGCTTCGTCAGCTTCTACGGTACATGGCTGACCAGGATCTGATTTCACCAACACTTGCTTTTGCAGTATCTGCAAGCTGTGCGCCTCATCGCAGCATAATTGATGTTCTGAGCGATGCTATGGTCGAGAAAATATATGAATATCGTGAGAAAGCTTCTACTCCCATGGAGCTCAGGGACACAGCCATGGTCATGCTTGGACTTCGAATGGGTATCAGGGGAGCAGACATCCTAAAGCTTCAGGTAAATGATTTTGACTGGAAAAACAAAACTGTTTCCTTCATTCAGCAGAAAACAAGCAAAGCAATAACGCTTCCAGTCCCAACGGATGTAGGTAATTCAGTATATAAATACATCATGAATGGACGTCCGGAATCGGCTGTCACAGGCAACGGTTATATATTTATCCGCCATCAGGCACCATATATTCCGCTTAAAGTTACAACGGCGTGCCGTGGAGCTTTAAAAAGAATACTTGCTGAATATGGATTTGAATTATCTGCTGGTCAGGGCTTTCATATGACACGAAAAACATTTGCCACAAGAATGCTTCGGGCAGACAACAAACTTGATGATATTTCCAATGCTCTCGGACATGCACGTCAGGAAACAGCAGAGGTATATCTTGAACGTGACGAAGATAAAATGAGGCTCTGCCCTCTGGAATTTGGAGGTGTTTTATCATGACATACATTTTTGAGAGCGGTCTGGCACATCATATCGAAGGACTTATACAGCAAAAACGAGCTGATGGATATGCCTATAATTCCGAAGAAAAGCTATTAAAACGCTTTGATACCTTTTGCGTACAGAATTATCCGGAACTGACAACAGTCACCTATGAAATGGCAGCCAAATGGTCAGAAGCCAGACCGGGCGAAGGAGATGCCTATCATAATCGCTGTATGTCGATGGTGAAGGTGCTGAGTGAATATATCCTTTCCCTTGGTCAGGAAGCATACATTCCTAATTTTTTCTGCAAGGCTTACCGTCCGGTTCTTTACATTCCATCAAAAGAGGAAGTTAAGGAACTGCTACAGAAAATGGATATCCGCACGTCTCATAATTCAGAGCAATTTAGACTCGATAGAGAGTGCAAGATTCTTTTTCTCCTATATTTTTGCTGCGGTCTGCGTCTGTCAGAAGGGCGATTGCTAAAATGGGAGCACATAGACCTGGATAAAGGAATCCTTACTGTCCTTGGCTCAAAGGGTAACAAAGATCGCCTTGTATATCTTCCGCAGGATAGCCTTCCGGTACTTAAAAACTATAAAGAACGTCAGGAAATGCTTTTCCCCGGAATTGACTGGGCTTTTCCGGGAAAAGATCCACATAAGCCTGTTTCGTGCTCTGGAGTAGAATCAAGTTTTAACCGCCATTGGGCCATGCTTCCGGTTGCCAGGACAGTTGATAAACATCCGACACCCCACTGTTTACGCCATGCTTTTGTAGTGGAGAGATTTAATGAGTGGATGCATCAGGGAATTGATACAAACACTATGCTCCCATATTTAAGCAGATACCTTGGACACAAAAGTCCTGATGAAACGTATTATTACTATCATCTTGCAGGAAAGGCATTTGATACTATCCGAGAGAAAGATTCAGTGTCTGGAAAGGTCATTCCGGAGGTGATTCCCTATGAAGAATAAATCAGCAAAGATATCGACTGACCAGCTGTTCTTTTCTCACACATGGAATTTTCTAAATGTTTATTTGGTAAAGCAGGTCGGACGCAGTCAGGCTACAGCAGAATCCTACAGAGATTCCCTTACAATATTTAAAAACTACCTTGTAGGTGAATTAGGTAAATCCATAAGCACCTTTCAGTTTTCTGATTGTACCAAAGAATGTATTTATAATTTCAGAGAATATCTGCTTGCAAATGGCAGCCAGCCATCAACTGTAAATGTAAGAGTCGCGGCTATCCGTGCCTATCTGAACTATGCCTCGGATATGGACATATCAGTCCAGTCAGTTGCCCTGGCGATCAGTCAGATCTCACCATGCAAAACCATTAAAAAGGAAAAACCTATTCTGTCCGATGATGCACTTGCTGCAATACTGTCTGCACCGCCGAATACAAAATTCGGTGTACGAGACCGTGCTATTTTGATTCTTCTCTACGATACAGCTGTAAGAATCAGTGAGCTGCTTAATATTCGCCTATGTGATATCGCAATGGAATCAAAATATCCAAATATTTTCATAACCGGCAAAGGTAATAAAGAAAGAACCATACAATTAACAGCTAAAGCAGTCGAACACCTTAGGGAATATATACGTGTATATCACAGTAATTCTTCCAAAGAAGCATACTTATTTTCCACAACAATAAAAGGTGTAACAGACAGGATGTCCGTTGGAAATGTCCAGCGGATTATAAAAAAATATGCAGCTCTGGTCAGTGAAAAAGGGGTTAGTCTTCCGGATTCGGTTCACTGTCACATGTTCCGCCGAACCAGAGCCACAAATCTTTATCAGGATGGAATCGCCATTGAGCTGGTTTCTACAGTGTTAGGACATGCCAGAACTGATACAACAAAAAGCTACTATGCAAAGCCATCTGTTGAACAGCTTAGAGACGCAATGGAATCTGTTCCAACACCTGTATCTGATGAAGCACCAATGTGGGAGGGCAACGAAGATGAAATGGCAAGACTTTGTGGATTGCGCTAACGAATAATGCTCATCTTTTAGTAGAAAAACGTCTTATTTCTCAGCATTCTTTAAAATGATTAACATTTTGGAATGCTGAGTATAACGCTTCAACCTCCTTGGTGTGCCGATCCTTCTTATCTTCTGGCGCGGCTTTTTCATCCGGCTTGACGGCGTGGAGCTTTGCGTGGGCGATCTCGTGAATGGCGGTTTTGACCGTCTGGATTTCGCTCATGCCCTCCTGAATGGCAATGCGGCTTTCAACCGGCGAGAAGAATCCCTTTGCACCGCCCGGAATGTCCTCAAAGGAAATAGGGACGGGAGATTCCTGCTTGAGCGCATCGAAGAACGCCTCGTAGTTTTCGACGGTGCCTTTCAGCTCATCGACGATGATGTCCGGAAGCTCCTTGCCGTCCGTCTGGGAAACATCAAAGACACTCACCACCTTGAAGGCAGGACGCAGAACCTCAACTGTTTCTGTGACAGCCTTCCCATCTGCGCCGATCACTGGTTTCTGCGTCGCGGGGTCAATCTTCTCACGCTCTTCCTGCGCCTTGTACGGCGCGGGCGCAAGAATCTTGATGCCCTTTTCGCCCTTCATGACCTGACGGTCAAAGTTGCGCTGCCACGAGGTATAACCGGCAACATAGGTTGCCTCCGGCTTCTGCATCGCAATGAGCAGCGTGTTGTTGAAGGAATAGTTGTAGAACTTGGACATCGTGCGGAGATATTCCTTGAACCGCTCGGATTCAAACAGCTCCTTGATGCCCTGTTCCAGCTTGTCCGTGATTTCGCGGACTTGCTGTGCATTTTTGCTTTCAGCCATTTCAAACCTCCATTTCGGATTTGTTTCGGGGAGAAGAAACCCCCGTCTGAGATTTGCTCAATAAACGAGCCTTTACCTCAGACGGGGTTTCTCTGCGTGTCAGCCGACGATGAAAGATGTTATCCTCCTTCTCCCATTCAATCAGCCGGTCAAACAGCTCTGGGTGTTTTGTAATAATGTGCAACAGCTCTTCGTCGCTTGCGTTGGGACAGAACCAGCAGCCGTTTCTTCGGCAGTGAGCGTAGATTGGGGAAAGCAGCCCGTGTTCCTGACAGAGCTTGTAGGCGTCCGCCTCGGTCATACCGTATTTGGCAAGCAGACTGACCTTCTTCAAGCCATCCAGACGGGCGAGGCGTTTTGGCTCATCCTGCGCGATGCCAACATAGCTCACAGTGTCCGGCGAGAGCGCGGCATTGTACTTGCGGACGGGCGGGATTTTGCAGTCACGATTGACTGCACACATACCAGCCCATGCGAAGCCGCGAACCTCGCCCTTATGCGGTCCGCGGGTGATGACATGATGGAATACGTCATCGTAGGTCTTGTCTGCATGGAGAATGGTGAACTTGATGCCCAGCTCCTTTTCGCAGAAGGGCTTGAGCCGGTCATAGATGAAGTCCCGGTGTTCCGGGACTTCACCGCTTGTGTCCTGATCAAACATGACTTCGCTGAAAACTGCCTCGTCCAGCGGCTCATTGTGCTGTGCTGCCAGCAGGAGCGTCGCTACGCTGTCTTTGCCTCCGCTGCAAGAGGCAACATACTTCGGGCGGTTCATCGGTCAAACTCCATCTTGAAGCTGACGTATTTGCCGCCGCTGTCATCCAGCCGGATCACTGCATCGTAGAGCTGGGGCTTCTTCGGCGTGTAAAGCCCGGTCACTCGGCACCAGCCCTTGTCCAGCAGCTCCTTTGCAATCCTCTTGGTCAGCTTCTTTTTCTTGCTGGAAAAGAACTTATTGTCTTCCCACAGGCAGAAGGAGCATTCCTTGTTCGAGCAGTAGAAATTGCCCTTACCGACGTAGACCGGAGAGCCGCAGCGGGGACATTTGCCGATTTCCTCCTTACCCGTGCCGAAACGCTGGGCTTCGGCATCGGAGAGAAACGGATAGGCTTTCACGAGATCGCCGGTCATCCGGACAATGCCGCTAAGGAAGGCGTCCGCATCCGCATTGCCGCGCTCAATCTCCATGAGCGTGTTTTCCCATTCCGCCGTCATTGCGGGAGAAGTGATCTGTTCCGGCAGGACGCAGACGAGGTTGCAGCCGTCCTTTGTGGGAATGAGGGATTTGCCCTTGCGTTCAGCAAAGCCGGACTTTACCAGCTTTTCAATGATACCGGCGCGGGTTGCGGGAGTGCCGAGACCTTTCTTCTCGGTGTCATCGTCAAACTGATCGTTTCCGGCAGTCTCCATCGCAGACAGGAGCGTGTCTTCCGTGTACTGCTTCGGAGGCGTTGTGAAGTGTTCGGTGACGCTGGCAGATACACCATCCAGAGCATCGCCCTCATGGACTTCGGGCAGGGACTTCATGGGATCGTCCTTTTCCTTCGTCTTGAGGGAAGCCTTGAACAGCTCTTCGATAGCTTTCCAGCCGTTTTGAACGACGGTCTTGCCCTTGGTTTTGAACGCATAGCCCTCGCAGGAGAGCGTAATCTGCGTTTCTGCGTAGGTGTGCTTCTCGCCGGTTGCACACAGAAGGCGCATTCCGACAAGATTGAGGATTTTCTGCTCCGACTGAGGAATCGCGGAAACATCCTGCTTTTCAAGCTGGAGGGTCGGGAGAATGGCGTGGTGATCCGTGACCTTGCTGTTGTCGGTTACGCGGGTAATGTCCGGCGTAATCGAAACGCCGGAGAAGAGCGGAAGCTGGCGGCAGACGATGAAAATGACCTGACGGGCAGTGTCCTCCATATCATCCGTGATGAACTGGCTGTCCGTGCGCGGATAGGTCAGTAGCTTCTTTTCGTAGAGTGTTTGTACGAGATCGAGCGTCTGCTGGGCGGTGAAGCCGTAGTAGCGGTTCGCCTCGCGCTGCAAGGTGGTCAGATCATAGAGTTTCGGAGGATTGACGGTTTTCGTCTCCCGCTTGAGAGAAGAAACGACGGCTTGCTTTTTCTCGCAAGCCGCCGCAATTCTTTTTGCTTCATCTTCGGTTTTGACCTTTTCCAGATCGGCGGTCAGATCGCCCTTGCCGACGTGGACGTTGAAATACTTCTCCTTCTGGAACGTGGAGATTTTCCCGTCGCGCTCCACCAGCATTGCAAGGGTCGGCGTCTGAACGCGCCCGACCACCAGCTTCTTGTGATAGAGCGTGGTGAAAAGGCGGGTGCCGTTGATACCGACAATCCAGTCTGCCTTCGAGCGGCTGAGTGCCGCTTCATAGAGGCGGTCATATTCCTTGCCGTCCCGGAGATGGTTGAAGCCTTCGCGGATGGCGGAGTCCTCCAATGAGCTGATCCACAGACGCTTGAAGGGCTTGACGCATCCGGCTTTGTTGTAGACCAGCCGAAAGATCAGCTCTCCCTCGCGTCCTGCATCGGTTGCACAGACAAGCTCGGTGACGCGCTTGTCCTTCATGAGAGAGGACAGCACCTTGAACTGCTGTGCTTTGTCCTTCGTGACCTCAAACATCCAGCTTTCCGGGACAATGGGCAGATCGTCATACCGCCACTTGGCATACTGCTCATCGTAGGAGCTGGCGTCTGCCAGCTCCACCAGATGACCGAAACACCACGAAACGATGTAATTGCCGCCCTCCATGTAGCCGTCCTTGCGGGACGTCGCGCCCAATACCTTTGCGATGGACTGGGCAACGCTGGGCTTTTCAGCAATGACTAAGATCAATCTTCATCACCATCCGTTTCAGCATCCTCCGCAATCTGCGGCTCATCATCCTCGTTGATGTACGGCTCTTCCTCGTAGCCTTCATCATCAAAGAAGTCCATGTCCTCATCCTTGGGCTTTCTGCCCTTGACGAACTTGATGTAGTAATAAGCTGCACCCGCAGCACCGGCAAGGGCAAAGATGACGAGGATCACGCCAATGTTGGATTTCTTTTCGGGTTTAGGGGCGGGAGCATCGGTTTCTGCATCCTTATCCGGCTCAGGTGTAGCGGGGGCTGTGCCGGTGCATTCGCTCATGTTGGTCTTGCAGACCGGGCAGTCGGTGTTGACCTGACCGGCAGCGCATTTTTCCTTGCAGTTACAGGTGGTCAGAGCAGCCGCAGTGTCTTCATCCAGCAGCGCAAGCAGGTCGCTCTCATCGACCATGTTGAGGAAGTATGTCTGATACTGTTCCTCGTCCTCATTGATGGGTGCATCGTAGTCGATGACAATGAAAAAGGTGTTGCCGTTCTTCGTCTGGACTGTGATGAACTGCTTGTTGGTTGCCTTATCATAGAGCAAGTCGCGGGTGTAGGCGTTGCCCTCATCGTCAATCGGCTCACCCTTCGGCTTTTCCGGCGCGGGAGTAGTCTCAGGCTGCTGTTCCGGCTGTGTTGCCTCCGTAACGGGAAGGTTCTGCTCGGTGTCATCGGCATAGGCAAACGCCGTCACCGAGAAGCAGGACAGAACCATGACGCAGACCGCAAGGACGGTCAGAAAACGAAACTTCTTACGCATTGTCGATTACCTCCGTATTTCCGGCGGGCTTGGTGCCGCCTTTCATGGAAGACAGGAACACCATGATCTGATCCTTGTCCATCACCATAGAGCGCACGGTGTTGATGATTTCAAGGTTCTCCAGCTCCGTCTTCTTGTCGTACAGCTCCTTGAGCTGTCCTTCAATTTCGGACTTCTTCTTTTCAGCCTTCTCAATGTCGGAGAGGACTTTCTGATACTTGGGATTCATGCAAAACTCCTTTCTTTTAATAGGCGGGTCTTCCGAAGGCGTAGAAATGCTGCTGCCAGTAGGAAGAGTTGATGGATGTGTACTGAATGGGATCGCCGCAGTGGATCATGACGCCATCACCAACGTAGATGCCGACGTGAGACACGCCGGGGGTGTCATACGTCCCGACGAAGAAGATGAGATCACCGGGCTGTGCATTCGCCTTTGAAACCGGCGTACAGACGTTGTAAAGCCCTTGTGCGCCAAGCCGTCCGGTATTCACAAGACCGCTGTTCGTGAGAACATAGCTGACAAAGCCGGAGCAGTCAAAGGATGTGTCGGGATTGGAGCCGCCCCACACATACGGATAACCGAGATACTTTTCCGCCTCGGTAATCAGCGTTGCAAACTTCTCGTCGTTCAGGTATTCCGGGTTGACATCGTAGTCGGCGGGAGGATTGGTGATGTACTTGTCCACATAGGGAGAGTCACCGAACAGATCCTCGCGGTTGCCCAGCACCGACATATACGTTGCGTACATGGAAAGCTGTTCCTGAGACATGATGTAGACCGGGACATGGGAGAGATTGAAGTTTTCAAGCTTCACGTTGCAGATGTAGTAGTCATACGGGACGCGATAGGTTTCCGTGTGCGTGTTGCCGTCTGCGTCCGTCCATGTGTCGGTTTCCGTGCGGTATCTGGTTTCGACGATAACCTCTTCGGTGAGGACGTACTGCTTTTCAAACAGCATTTGGAGCGTACCCTGCACCTCATCCAGCGTGAACTCGCCCTCATGGAGAGCCGAGAGAATGGAGATCAGCACATAGGGATCATGCTCAATATCGTCCAGATCGAAGTGGTATTCATCATAGTTGTGAGTGCTTTCGTAGGTGTCGAGATAGTGTTGCAGCTCTTGCTCCATCCGGCAATACTGCGCCTCCGCGCCCAGCATCGCGTCATCTTCGCTGAGATAAGAGGAAGCGATAACCGACGAGCCGGTAGAGGTGAGCATCGAACACGAGCTGATTCCAGCACCGAGCAAAACGAGAAGGGCAATTCCGACGCCGATCCAGATGAAGACCTTCTTGTTCTTCTCAAAGAACTCCTTGATCTTGTCAGACGCCTTCTCACTGAGCTTCTTGCCGGTGCTTTTTGTGGCAGTCCCGACGGTCTGAGACCCGGCATTTCGAGCGGCGGCATATTCCTTCTTGATGTTCTGCTTCTGGTAGTGCTTGTTCATGTTCTGCTTCTTCATCTCAGGATGCTCCTGCTGATTTCTCTCATATTGGAGCTTCGCATCAGCAGCATCCGCCTTGTGTTCCAGCTTGGAGACCTTCTCATAAGGCTTGTTGACGCTGCTTTCCCGATGATGGCTGAAATGCCGAGCGGCAGTCTCAGCGGCGATCTCCGTCTTATGCGCCGCCTCAACCGCCGAGTTTTCCTGTTCGACCTCGTGGATTTTGCCGTGAATGCCGGAAGTGAGGGTGTCACCGACCTTGCGGACGGTTTTGTCCGCCTCAAATTGCAGTTTCCCTTTGCCCTTGGGCTTTTTCAGCTCATCCTCAAAATGAAGGCGGGTTTTGCCCTTGCCGGTTTCCTCATCAAAGACACGCTCTTTCTTGAGAACCTTGTGCGTGGGCAGCTTCTCACGGGCAGCGTCCAGACGCTCATGCGCCTTCTCGGACTTCCTTTCGAGCTTCTGCATCCGCTTCGTGGGCGAGACGGCATCGTCCGAGACCGGCTTTGCAGAGGAAGTCTCCGCCGCTTGAGTGAGAACGGCTTCCGCATCCACTGCTTCAACCGCAGAGGTCTTGCGCAGCTTGTGTGTGACAACCGTTTCGGCAATCACCGTGCCGGTATGCGAAGAAACGCCGTGCTGCTCTAAAGTTGGAGGCTTGAACGGCGTTTCCGAGGGTAGCGGTTCAGGTACATTCTGGGGTGGATTTTCTGTCCTTTTCTCTTCTGTGACGGACGTTTCCGAGGGCGGCTGAGTGTTATTATCCTCAGCGTGTTCCGCCTGAAACTGGTGCTGCTGACGGCGCATCTGCACCTTTTTCTGGTCCTCCGGTGAAAGTGCCTCGGAAGGCTCGGCTGTCTCACCGGGCTTCACCAGCTCTGCATCTTCCGGACGTTTTGACACGCGCTGCTCGGTGCCAGCCGTCAGGTTTTCCTCAACCGCGCCCTCCCGCTTCATTCGCAGAACAACCTTGTCGCGGGCTTTGAGTTCCGGTTCCTTGGACATCAGATTTCACCTCCAATCCGCTTGTAGGCAAGCTCGGTGTATTCAGGGTTCAGCTCGATGCCCACGAAATGACGCCCCATCTGCGCGGCAACCATGCCGGTTGTGCCGCTTCCCATGAACGGGTCAAGCACAATGCCGCCTTCTGGACAGCCGGCGAGAAGACAGGTTTCAACCAGCTTCGGAGGGTAGGCGGCATAGTGACCGCCCTTAAAGGGGACGGTGTTGATCTTCCAGACATCGCGCTTGTTGCGGAGCGGATTGATGTCTGCGTTCTTGATCGCGCCATGCTCACGGGGGCGGTTGATGGATTGCGGCTGAGGCTGACCGGGAACGGGCTTGCCGTATTTGTTGCCGCCTTTCATGCCGCGCTTGAGGCGTTCTGCCGTTGCAGGGGCAATCGGCTCGGAAATTGCCTTGTAGTCGAAGAAATACTTCTTGGACTTTGAGAACAGGAAAATATGCTCATAGCAGCGGGCGCAGCGGTCTTTGACGCTTTCCGGCATGGGGTTATCCTTCATCCAGATGATGTCGTTGCGCAGATACCAGCCGGTATCGCGGAGGGCAAAAGCAAGCATCCACGGAATGCCGATCATGTCCTTTGGCTTGCAGCCCTCAACCTTGTTGTTGAGAGCCACAGCCTGACCGTTTCTGCCGTTGGGGTTCTTTGGGTCAATGAAATCGCCCTGATTGCCCTTTCCGGCGTAGGTGTCCGAGATGTTCAACCAGAGCGTTCCATCCGGACGCAAAACGCGCCTGACTTCGGTAAACACTTCCGTCAGGCGCGAGATATATTCCTTCGGCGTTGTCTCTCTGCCGATCTGAGCATCCATGCCGTAATCGCGGAGCGCGTAATACGGAGGGGACGTCACACAGCAATGAACGCTGTCATCGGGCAGCTTTTTCAGGATTTCAAGGCAATCGCCGGTATGAATGATGTCAAGCTCTATAAAAACCAGCTCCTTTCCTCGGATTTGAGCGCATATCAGTCGGAGTAATACTCGTCCGGCTCATAGTCCTCGTCGAGATCGTCAATCTCGTCCGCCCAACGGTCGAAGATTTCCTCGGCTTCCATCGCTGCCTCACGATAGAGGCTCAGGCGGTTCTTCTCAAAGGCGGCAAAGGCGGGGATGAACTTGCCGAACTCACGGATTGCCTTCACGTCCTGCGTGCGCATATCTGCGACGCACTGAATGATTTCGGACATCGTGAGCAGATCGTCGATCATGGTCTCGTAGTCTTCCTTGGCGATGGTGACGGTATCGGCATCGTCCTCCGCCGCTTCCTGCTTGCGGACACGGAAGGTCTCGTGAACATCCTTCATCAGTCCGATCACGCAGTCGGTGGTCTCGTCGAAAATCTCCTGCATACGCGCTGCCATCTCGTCGGCGCAGTCCTCCAGTTCCTCATGAACGTGGAGGTAGGCGCGGTGATGCTTTTTCAGTTCGGTTTCCTCGCGGATGAGCGCGATGAGATCGGCGCTCATGTCGATGACCTCAAGCAGAAGGTCAATCGGCTTGGTGATGCTGCCGAACGTGGTATTCACGGGAACACCGCTGACTTCTGCGATGATGTTCTTGGTGTTCTCAAGGTTGAAGTTCTTATCCATATTCAAAATCCTCCTATCAGTTCTGTGTGGTTTCTTCTAAGCGGGTGGTCATGATGCGGTAGAGTTGAGTGTCCTTCGGGAAATCGTCCTTGAAGGGAACGATGGTCGAGCCGTAGAAGATCAGCCCCTCACCGGCATTGGAATTGGTGATGTAGTTCTGCTGGCTGGGCGAGATGTTCAGCGCCTTCGAGAGAATCTGCCGGTCGCCGGACGCCTGATTCAGAAGGTAGACAAAATCCGAGTTTTCAAAGATGTTCTCTACCTCGCGGGACGCAAGAAGATCCTTGACGTTCTGGGTGATGCCGGTGGGGATGCCGCCCCACTTTCTGAAACGCTTCCAGATTTCCACGCTGTACGCGGCGGTCTGTTCCTCTTTCAGCAAAAGATGGAACTCGTCCATGTAGTAGCGCGTTGCCTTGTGCTGGGCGCGGTTAATGGTGACTCTGTTCCACACCTGATCCTGCACAATCAGCATACCGAGTTTCTTGAGCTGCTTGCCGAGTTCCCGGATGTCATAGCAGACGAAGCGGTTGTTGACATCCACATTCGTTCTGTGATTGAAGACGTTCAGAGAGCCGTGAACGTAGATTTCAAGGGCAGTTGCGATGCGCTGTGCCTCCGGCTCCTTCTGATTTCTCAGAATGTTGTAGAGGTCTTCGAGGATCGGCATTTTCTCCGGTTTGGGGTCTGCAAGAAAATCCTGATAGACCATGCGGACACTGCGGTCAATGATGGTCTTCTCAACCGGCTGCAAGCCGTCCTTGCCGCCGACAATCAGCTCACACATGGAGAGGATGAAGTCGGATTTCAGCGTCAGCGGGTTTTCCTCTTCGGAGTAGTTCGTGTTGATGTCCAGCGGATTGATGTAATCCGTGCTGACCGGCGAGATGCGGATGACTTGACCGCCGAGCTTCTGAACAAGGGGGAAATACTCGGCTTCGGGGTCGCAGACGATGATGTCATCCTCGGTGATGAGGAAGGCGTTCGTCATTTCGCGCTTGGCGGAGAAGGACTTACCGGAACCGGGTGTACCCAAGATCAGCCCGTTGGGGTTCTTGAGCTGCTTGCGGTCAACCATGATCATGTTGTTGGATAGTGCGTTCAGCCCGTAGTAGAGAGCTTCGCCGCCCTGAAAAAGCTCCTGTGTGGTGAACGGCACGAAAACCGCTGTGCTGGAAGTGGTCAGTCCTCGTTCGATTTCCACCTGATTGACGCCGATAGGCAAAGAGGACATCAGCCCTTCTTCCTGCTGGAAGTCAAGACGCTTGAGCGCACAGTTATACTTTTGGGCAATGGCGGCGGTCTGGAACACCGCGTTTTCGAGCTTCTGGCGGTTGGTTGCCGTGTTCATGATGAGGATGGTCACAAGGAATAGTCTCTCATTGCGGGTCTGGAGATCCTGCAACAGACGCTTTGCCTCACCGCCGAAGGTGGCAAGATCGGACGGGATGATGTCCATATCGTAGCCGGAGCGGACTGCCTTTTTCTGTTCCTCAATCTTCATCTTGTCGAGGTCGGTGATCTTCATCTTGATGCTCTTGATTGCCTTCGCCTGGTCAATCGTCCGGATATGAAAATTGACCGTAATGTTGCTGTCCATCTCAAGGAAGTCGGCAAGCATACGGTCATTGAGTTCTGGCGCGAGGATTTGCAGGAAGCTCGCCGCGCCGATGGTTTTGCCCATCTTGAAGCACTTGCCTTCACGGAAGTCAAAGGAAGTGGGAGCGATGAAGTCCTTGCTGGAAAGCCCCGTCCGGGCAACCATATCGAAGGAAAAGCGGAACGGCTCATTGTTGTCCATATTGAACACATCATGAAGCACTTTCAGCCGCTCATAGCCGGACAGCGGCTCGGTTCTCACGCCGAGGGTTTTGAAGTTGTTGAGAATGTCGGTCTCGATGCGTTCGAGCTTCGGTTTTGCCGTGCGGAGGGAGTCCGCCTCAATGCCGAAGGTGATGTACTTCCTCTTGACCAATCCGTTGTTGCCCTTGGTGAGCTGGCTTTGCAGCATACCGGAATACTCGGAGCGGATGTCGTTGAAGGCGTCATCCTGTGCCGGAATGTTGATGCGTTTGCGAAACTCATTGAGACTTGCCTTTTGATTGATGAAGGAGAGCTGGACGAAAATCGAGCTGTCGAAGTAGTTCAGAAAGTCGCACCAGTTCTCAAAGATGGCAGTTTTGTCCTCGTTCTGCGCAAGCTGGTAGTTGATGTCCTCAAAGGCGATGGACTTCGTGTAGAGACGGCTGTTCACCTTGCAGATACCGTCGCGGCACATCTCCACATAGGGAATGGTCTGCTGGGCGGACTTGCGGACTTTCTTTGCCTTCCTGTCCTTTTTCTTCTGCATGACGATCCGCTTCTTTTCCTGAGCGGAAAGAGCATCGCCGTAAACGACGCCGTTCTTGACCGTCATCTTAGGCTTTGCCTTTGCTGTGCTGTTGTTCAAGCTGCAATTCCTCCTGTTCTTTGATTTTCTGCTGAATTTCAGCGTAGAGATTGTTTGTGCGATAGGGACGCACCTTGTCCCGGATGAACATGGACTGTACGATGTGGTACAGATACTTCTCGGCGGGCTGACCGTCCTTCTCGTAAAGTGCGAAGAAGATGAACGGGAGCATGATGACCACCATCAGCATTGCCGCCGTAGACAAGTCGAGATGCGCCTTCGCCAGAAAGAAGATCGGGACACCGACCGCCGCAGCGATGGAAAAACAAATAAGTTGCCGCTTGGTCAGGTTGAACATGACCTTCGTTTTGACGCGGTTAAGATCCTTCGGGACCGGAACAAATGCCATTGACTGTTTCCTCCTTTCTGAGAGTAATGCTGCATTCGACCTCGTTGCCCCAAACATCCCATCCTTCGGGAGACTGACGGGCAAAAAGCTCTACGCGGGGAAGGTCTCCCATGAGCCGAACAATGCGCTCCCGCGCTTCATCCGGCTTTTTGGAATGCTCTTCGATATGGCTGAGGATGACCTGACGCACACCGGCGTCAACACGCTTCGGATGTCCCTTCGTAGCAAGGATGCAGATTTCGGCGTTTGCCCTTGTCCAATACCCCATGCCAGTGAAGAGATCATCGTTCTTGCGGTTTTGCTTCACCCATACAAAAGCCACGGTCTTATAGGAAAAGCCCCATGCCGTCAGCACTTCGAGTGCTTCACAGAGGCACGGAAACGTGATCCAAAGGAACAGGGCGCAGTCCTTCGCGGCAAGCTCACCGACCGGAAGCGCCTTGATGTCCTCAATGCACATTGTCGGGTAGTGGCTTTCTGCCGACCGTCCCTGTCCCTTCTTGGAGTAAGTCCGATACGCCCAAGGGGGATCGGCGTAGATGATGCTGTACTTCTTCATGCTGCCGACCTCCTTAGTGCGCATGGAAAATGGATTTTGCGAGGCTTCCGGTCTTGAACAGCGAGAAACAAAGAATGACCGTGTACGCCGCCACAGAGAACAGAGCCGAGTGAATGTTGTCTGCAATAATCATGCCGTTGATCAGCACCGCATAGATGCCGACGCAGACCATGATGAGAAATCCCTGAAATGCCAGAGCGAACAAGCCTTTCAGATAGTTCGTGCCGATGCTGCCCCATTCGCGGTTGCTCATGGTTGCGATGGGAATAGGCGCAATGCTCACGGTGCAGTAAATCTCAATCATGCGCCCGTAGAGAATAACCGTAATGAGGATTGCCATGATTTTGAGGCACAGGCTGATCAGAAGCGTTTCTATTGACAGACCGAGCAGTTCTCCGACGCCCATGTTCTCCATGCCGGTACGCATCTGCGCAATCGTCGCGTCAATGTCAATGCTGGTGTTGCCGTGGATGACTCCGGCTGCACCGGAAACCACGTTCTGCCCGATGTCGAATACTGCCATCACGATGTCAAACGTGTGTGTCACGAGATAGATCGCCACAGCCGCCTTGAAAAACCACTTGAAGAACATCCAAGTGTCCATGTCGTGAAGGTTGTTTTTCTCGGTGATCATTGAAATCAGCTCGTAGCACAAAACAAAGGTGATGATGATACCAGCGATGGGGACTATCACGTTTTCGGATAGTCCCCGGATCATCTGGTACACGCCGCCGTTCCAGCCGGACGGAGTTTGCCCGACCTCGGCGGCAATCGTTCCTACCTTCTCGTTGACATCGGTGAACATATTGGTCAGGTTGCTCTCGATCCATCCGATCAGCATATCCTTGAGAGCCTGTTCGATCTTTTCTAAAATGCTGCCCAATATTTCACCACCCTTCGGTTAAGCTGGGCTTGCCGTGGATTAGCCGAACAAACCGGAGAGCAGGGGGATGAGGGTCGTGCCGATCAGCACCACACCGCCGCCAGCCATGAGCTGCTTGATGCCCTGAGACTTGGCGCCGGGGTTGTCGTTGCCGTAGCCTTCCATGAGGTTGACAACACCCCACACCGCAAGACCTGCGCCGAGGGCGATAACAAGCGTCTGGAGAACCGTGACTGCCTGATTGATGAAAGCCATAGATTTTCCTCCTTGAATCGATGAAAGTTGAGTGTGTATTTTTGAAAATGGGCATAAAAAAAGAAGCCCCGTCGCTGTTCTGCTCTGGGATGAGCCGTTAGGCTTTACCCACTGCGCAGTGCAGCGACGGGGCTTTAATCTGCATCGACCTCGCCCATATCATAGAGGTCGAATGTGTCATCGGGCTTGACTACCAGCTTGTGCTGCCGGTACTTCTCGATGTCAAAGGCGTTCCGCTTGTTATAGTCGGAGAGCTGCCGGTACTTTGGATGCTTCGTAATGTCGTATTTGTTACTGAGAAAAGGTCTCACGCCTCGAAGCTGTAAAATACACTTGGCTCCGTCCATGACGGCGATCTCATCCTGAGACATCAGTTCCTTGCCGGTCTTCTGATAATTCAAGCCGTAGGAGTTGTTGTTGGAACGGGTTTCTGAGGTGTTGTAAAGGTCGATTGTCTCCTTGCCCAGCACCTCGCTGATTTCCTTGAGCGTGGATTTCTCCTTGCCGCCGAGGAAAAGTGTGCAGTCACAGTTGCCCGTGATGGTGTCCGCCGCATCCTTGTAGATGGTCTTGAGCTGAGACTGGGACTGTAAGATGATTGACGCCGAGATTTCCCGGCTGCGGATGGTGGCGATGAGCTTATCAAACTTCGGGATTTGACCGATGTTCGCAAACTCATCCAGCAGACAGCGAACATGGACGGGAAGCCGTCCGTTGTAAACGTCATCTGCCTTGTCGCAGAGAAGGTTGAAGAGTTGGGAATACATGATTGCCACGACGAAATTGAAGGTGTCATCGGTATCGGAAATGATGACGAACAGCGCCGTCTTCCGGTCTCCGATGGTGTCCAGCTCCATCTCATCGTAGCTCATCAGCTCCCGCAGCTCTGCGATGTCGAAGGGTGCAAGCCTTGCACCGCAGGAAATCAAAATCGACTTGGCGGTTTTTCCCGCCGCCAGCTTGTATTTGCGGTATTGCTTGACCGCAAAGTGGTCAGGGTCACGGGCTTCCAGCTCATCGAACATGACATCCACGGGGTTCTTGAAGGTCTCATCGTCCTCTCTGGCTTCCGAGGCATTGATCATTTCGAGCAGAGTAGTAAAGTTTTTCTCGTGGTCGGGTGCTTCGTACCAGATGTAGCCGATGAGGGCTGTGTAGTAGAGCTTTTCTGCCTTTACCCAAAAATCTTCGCCGGACTTATCGCCATCTCCCTTCGTATTGACGATGATCGTATTGACCAGCTTGAGGATGTCCTTCTCGCTGCGGATGTAGCTGAACGGGTTGTAGTGCATGGATTTACGGAAATTGATGGTGTTCAGCGACTTGATGACATAGCCGCCCTTTTCGAGCATCTTGCCGCACTCTACCAGCACCGTACCCTTCGGGTCAGTCACAACATAGCTACTGTGCATCTGCATCAGGTTCGGCTTCACGAAAAAGCGTGTCTTACCTGAGCCGGAACCGCCGATGACAAGGATATTTTTGTTGCGGGCGTATTTCGGCTGCTTCGGGCGGCTGTTCATGGTCAGGAACTCCGTCTGCGTCAGAATGACGTTGTTGGAGAACTCCGGGTCCATGTACGGCTTGATGTCCTCCGGCTTGCCCCAGCGGGCAGATCCGTATTCTTCGCCCTGTCGGAACTTCTTGCGGTTCTTGCCTTTGACGTAGACCGCCAGCTTGAGCAACACGCCAGCCGACAGACCGATGAGCAGATCAACGGGATGAAAGCTGGGCAGCGGATTTGCGAAGGCAGTGCCGAACACGGCAAAGCCGTTTGTCAGCTTGTCGATGAACTCCGTGCCGGGTGCAAGTCGGAACACGGCGGCAATCTTATCCGCAAAGTAGAAGGCGAAGACATACGGGAGGTTCAGAAGAATGAGCTTCTTCACATCGGGTTTGTTCACAGCTCCACACCCCGATCCTTGGTCTTGACTTTGACCTTCTCCTTGTGCTGCGCTTTGCTCTGGGCTTTCTCCTGATCCAGCTTGTGCCGGATAGACGGCTGTTCCTTCTGCTTGACCGTTTTGGCGGAGAACTCCTTGAAGGCGGCGGTCATGACATCAACGTCCCGTCCCTTGAAGAAGACAAGATAGCTGGGCGGCTCAACGGAAACGTCTTTCTTGAGCGCAAAGTCCAGACCGTATTTGCTGGCGGTCCGCTCAAAGGATTTGATGTTGCCGTCCGTCACTTCGATGTTGGAGATGGCGGCGTTCTGGCTCATCAGATGCTTGATGGACTGCTTGCCGCGATAGGTTTTTGGTTGCTGCATCTGCTTCTGCGCCTTCTCAATCTCCTGCACGAACTTGTCCAGTGCCTTTTTCAGCACCTCGGCTGAGATTTTGCCGCCCTTGATCATGATTGCAACAACTTTGGTGTTGACTTCATCCTGCATTGCGGCGTTTACCTCCTTTCGTTGGAATGATTATGGGGACTGCTGCCGAAGCTAAGGCGGCACAATCCGGCGATAGATGATTTTCATTTACACTGTCCTCCTTTCCGAGCATTGCTCACGATGGTATTCATTAAAGAGTGTCTTCACAAAGGCTATAATCGTAGGACTTCGGCTTCTTTGACCCTGCCGATCTGTCCTGCCCGTAGAAATCATGGTTGACGAGGGCGGAGTAGTAATTGTCTATCGTCAGAGAGGCGTTATACAGAGCGGTCAACAGGTACGCCCGGATATTACGGATGTCTGACGGGTTCTTGCTCATTGCTTCCAGAACGTACTCTATGTGGCTGCTATTCAGCTTGAGAAAGCGGGACTTAACCACTTGCTGCGGCATATCCTCGCCATTGATACGGATGGTCGGAGCGGTAGAGCAGACGGCATCCAGCATGATGTCCATGATCTCCCGGAAGCGGTCTTTATCGAACTTCGGATCCTGACAGAGAATGTCGTAATCAAGATTCTCTTTGATAATCTCTTCATACTCGCTTCGCTCATCCATCCTGTCCATCCCATCAAGATTGATGGATTGATAGTTGTTCAAGTCAGTATTTCTTTTTTGAGTAATTACTTGATCAGTATTTATTTGGGACGGCTTTTCCGATAACGGGGCATCCGATGGCGATTTCTCCGTTGACGGCTTTCCCGTCAACGGTAAGTCCGATGACGGAGAACTGAGCTGCGGAATCTCAAATACTGTGTACTCGTTGTTAGAAAAACGCCCACGGGAGTCATAGAGCTGACGGCGGACAACATACCCGCTTCGCTCAAGAGCTTTGACGGCTGCTCTCGTGGAGTCCAGTCCGTCGGCACTGAGTTTCGCCAAGCCGCGCATGGAGTAGTCCCAATCCTCCGGGAGACTCAGCATCAAAGAGAGCAACCCTTTTGCTTTTAACGGAAGAGCCTTATCACGGAGATGGACATTCGACATGACGGTGTAGTTCTTGTTTTTGTTGACGCGAAAGACACCCATATCATCGCTCCTTCTCTGAAGGCTGACGATCCCGACGGGTGGGAAGCGAGATTGGGGAGTATGGGCAGTATTCAAACACGCACGTCTGGTGCCGCCAGAAAGGGCGATGATAACGGCAAGTGCGGCACTCCGGACAAATGCCATCGCAACCGCTGTCATAGTGATCTTGGTTTGGAGCCTCCCTCATGAGAAGTCCAAACGCCTGATAGTATTTTGATGGATTCATTTTTCCCTCCATGTTCTTGAAATAGAAAAAGCCCCTGTCATGGTTCTGCTTCGAGCTTGATGCTCCATGTAGCAGTACATGACAGGGGCTTTCGTTGTATTAAGTTTATTGCTGCGTCCTCCTTTCGATAAGTGCGGTTGCAGCTCGCCGCGGTCAAACAGCTTGCGCTCTGAGTGCTTGCGAAGTTGGACAAAATCAGCGAAACACCAGTGTTTTCAAGGCTTTCTGACCTTGCTCCTATTATAACCTAATCGTCGATGCGCCGAACGATACCAGTTGCTTTCATATATGAATTCCTCCTGCGGTGTTTTCTTTAGACAAACATTAGTATCCGCAGGATTTTTTACCCTATGCAGTTCCCAGGGCTGGATTCATTTGGATATTTTAAGGTTTAGGCCGATCCCGCTCCTCGTTCAGCTTTTGGTTGACCTCACGCACCTTCCTGCGGGTGGAAGCGGTGAGAATGAGCCAGATAACCGCGTAGCCTGCGGCAAAAAAGCCAAAGTACCCCGGCAATCCGCCGGGCACGTTGTCCGCCCAGTGGAGCACGCCCGCGATGGGGAGCGAGCCCAGAGAGATGGCGAGAAAATGGCAGAGCGTCTGCCGCGTGAGGCTCCATGTCTCTATCTCCCAGATACAGGAGGCGAAGGCAAACGCAAAGCCCATCACGCAGGAGAGGCCGAACTGGAGGGCGACGGCTTCGATCTGGCTGCCCATAATCTCGGTAAGCGCCGGGACTACGGGCGAATACCAGCCGTTCCCCCAGAAGAGGGACAGGACAATGGTGATGGCATAAGCAATGAAAACGCCGATGGGAATGCCCACCAGTCCGCGGCGCAGCGCTTTTTGAAACGTCATATCAGTCATACTCCTTTCAGATGCCCAAATAGGACTTGATGCGGCCCATGTTCCGGCGGGACACAAAGGCGGCGTCGCCGTTGTCCAGGCGCAGGGAGATGGTGCCCGCCATGGATAAATCCAGACTCCTTACATGGTCGAAGTTGACCAGCTCCCCGTGGGAGACCCTGAGAAATGGTCCGCCCGCCAGCCGCTCCTCCAACTCATAGAGCCGGTTTTTCAGGAGGACGGTCTCCCCCTCGGTCCGGGCCAGCACCTGCTGGCCCTGGGCGTAGATGCGCCGTACCTGGGCGGGGTCGAGCAGCAGCACCTCGTCTCCGCGCCGGCCCGCCAGAAAGCGGGACTCCACGGCGGAGAGGCGGCGTGCCAGCTCGGCCACCGTCTCGTTCATCTCGCCGGTCAGGATCAGCACCTTGGGCGCAGCGCGCCCTGGCTCCAGCCGAATTTCCACATCCAA